TATCAGTATTCACCTGCGACACAAGTTTATCTTGTGGCTTTTGCAACATCATCAAGTGGAACTCAATTTGGTTATCAGCAATTTACATCTACTACTGGTCTTTTGCGTGGCGGCGGTGTATGGAATATTAACCAAGTGGTCACAAATGTTACGACTGGTTCTAACAAAATTATGTTTACAACACTAGGTAACACTTTAACTGGTATTGCAAATTCTGGTACTTTAGTGTCTGCTTCTGGCTATACATCAAGTTCTGTTCCTACTCAATTAAATATTGGGTCAGGCAACAACAGCGCGGCATATGTAAACACCACAATCAAAAAGCTATCCTATTTCCCCGCCAGACTTTCTAACGAAGAATTACAGGAAATGACATCATGAGCGTAATAAAACTAATTGGGAGCGACCCCAACCAAGTCAGTCGCAATCGTGATTTGGGCAGTATGGCTTATCAAAGCCTAGAGAATGTGGTTGTTGAGAACTTAACGGTTGATACGGGCATTCAAGACGACTTGGCTTTGTCAACAGGCAACCTAGTCATCGGCACAGCAGGTAAAGGCGTCACCACTGGGTCATCTATTCCGCTTGGGTTTGGTGTCAACAATGGCACTTCGTTAATGACGTTAGATATATATGGTCAATTAGGTTTAGGAACTACTTCGCCAGAGCTACCCATTCATATTGTTTCTTCTTATCCAGCAATATCACTAGAAGAATCAGATGCTACTGCTAACAATAAAAAGTGGTGGTTTGAAGCAAGTGGTGGTGTATATCAAGCAAGATTACTTAACGATGCGGTTAACGCAGCAAGTACTTGGTTAAAAGTTACACGTTCTGGAACAACTGTTAGTTCCGTTGAATTTCCTTCTAGCAATGTCACAGTTTCCACAGGCAACCTAGTCATCGGCACATCAGGCAAAGGCATCGACTTCTCAGCTGACGGTCAAGCGGCAGGTATGACTTCCGAGTTGCTCGATGACTATGAGGAAGGGACTTGGACGCCTGTACTTTTAAATGGAACTAGCATTACATACGCATCGCAAATTGGGTATTACACTAAAATTGGCAATTTAGTCCACGTTGAAGCATACCTTAACGTATCAAATAATGATACTAGTGACGGAAGTAATGTTGCAATTGGTGGGCTTCCTTTTCCCCCTGCTGGTATTAGTGGCGTTGCTTGCCCAGTATTTGGAATAAATATATATGAACAAACATTTTTAAATATTGCTACACACGGTAATCCAGCTTTAAACTTTGCTTCAGCTCCCGCAATTGTAATAAATTATAGCTATTCCCAATGCAACGTTTCTGGAAACCTCCGTTTATCTGCGTCTTATAGAGTGTAACCCCAAAATTAACCCAACCCTGAGTGGACTCTCAGGACAGAAAAGGAAATCAAAATGTTAGAAAAGATTCAAGTAGTTGACCGCATAGAAGTTTTAGAAAACGGTGTCATACAAGTACGTACCAAGACAGCCATTATGGAAGATGGCAAGCAAATCTCAGGCACGTATCACCGTCACGTTATTGCACCCAATGCTGACTACTCAAACGAAGACCCACGGGTACAGGCTATCTGTGAAGCTACACATACAGAAGATGTTATCGAAGCGTACCTTGCATCGCAAGAGGTGTAACAATGAGTATTAAAGACAATTACCCAATCGTGTCTCCCTCGCTAAATCTTGACTTTGCAAACACAAAGGTACTAGATAGTCGCATCACATTCTCTCGACCTACTAGTGCTGTTTATTACGATGGGCAGACTGTTACGAAGGCAGAGGAGAATTTGTTTACGTATAGTCAGGAGTTTGACAATGCGTATTGGTCAACATATCAGGCTGGCGTTACCGCCAACACAACCATAGCTCCTGATGGCACAACTACTGCTGAAACATTAACAAATGCAAGTACAGACGGGGCTATTTATCGTGTTTATGGTGTAGCTGGGACTTATACAACATCTATCTTTGCTCATGCGGCTACTACAAGCACAATTACTTTAGATTGGTCAACTTCTGGTAATGGAAGACAAGCAACTTTTGATTTAATAGCTGGCACAGCAACAGCCGTTGCACAAATCGGAACTGGTGGAACAGTTACTGGTGGCACGTCAAGCATAGTAAATATTGGTAATGGGTGGTATAGATGTATTATTTCCGACATAACGGTATCTAGTACTAATGCGTTTGTTATAGTGGTAGTTGGTGCTTCAACGTCTTCTGTTTACCTTTGGGGCGCACAATTAGAGCAACATGACACAGTCACCGCATACCAACCCACGACTACCCAACCAATCACCAACTATATACCTACCCTATTAACAGCCCCTGCAAACTCAGCAAGGTTTGACCATAACCCTGTAACGGGGGAGAGTTTGGGGTTGTTGGTGGAGGAGCAAAGGACTAATCTGCTGACTTATAGTGAGGATTTTGCTGATGCTAGTTGGGTAAAAATAAGGTCCACAGTAACATCTAACACTATTATTGCGCCTGATGGAACCCTGACTGGTGATAAATTAGTTGCAACTTCTGTTGCCGAGTCTCATGTCGTTTATAAAAGTGTGCTGGCAAACACTATTACATTTTCTTGCTACGCAAAAGCGGGGGAATATAATCACTTGATTTTGTTTACTGGTTCTTTTGGCAGGTGGTTTAATCTAACTACTGGCACGATAGGAGTTTTTTACACAAACGAGACAACAGCATCAATTACTGATGCTGGGGATGGGTGGTATAGGTGTTCAATTACATTCACAATTGCCTCTGGGGATAATGTTTATATTGGCGTATCAAATGCAGATGCAACTTTATCTTACACAGGTAATGGCTACAGCGGTATCTACATATGGGGCGCACAGCTAGAAGCAGGTGCTTTCCCGACCTCGTACATAAAAACCGAAGCATCTCAAGTCACACGCTCTGCTGATAGTGCAAGTATGACGGGGGCGAATTTTAGTGATTGGTATAGACCTGATGAGGGGACTGTTTATTGTGAATCTTCTGCGTCTTTTGTAAGTAGCGGTTCGGTTGCGTATTCGCCATTTTCTTTAAATGATGGTACATCTGCAAATGCTGTAGCTCCACAATATAATTCAAACGCAATCAACACACTTGTTAGGTCTTCCGCTGTAGAAGTTGCAAGGATGATTTACTCACCTGTACTAGCAAACGCATTTTATAAAACCGCAATTTATTTAAAAAATAATGATTATGCTACATCAACTAACGGGTCAGTTGTTGTAGTTGACGCGCTTGGCACTATGCCGTCAGGCATAAATGTACTGAATATAGGTAAAACTTATTTCAATTTACAAACATTAAACGGCACAATCAAAAAGATAGCCTACTACCCCCAACGCCTCTCAAACGAAAACCTCCAAGCCCTCACAAGTTAAGGAACAATTATGACCGACTTATATTTAAAATTCGCAGACGAAGCCGAAGCTAAGTCAATCCTGTACACACAAGTACCCACCGAGTGGGACGAGGAAGGTGAGCCTATTGCTTGGTACTCACAACCTAACTTTGCAAACATCGACACCATTGGTATCATCTACCAGCCACAGCCTGACCCACTACCAGAGCCACCACCTGAACCTGTACCGTATGACGGTTGGTTTGTAAATGTGCGGGTAGTAGGCAACGAGAACGCAGAGCCGCTCATGCCATTCTCAATCGACCCACAACCATATCCAATGCGTGTGTGGGGTTAAGGAGCACTAAATGCCAAGTACTTTCAGCCCTTCGTTGCGCATCGAACTCATTGCCTCTGGTGAAGCCTCTGGTACTTGGGGGGTGCGTACAAATAACAACCTTGGTGACTTGATTGAACAGGCTATTGCTTATACAACCTCAGTCGATGTAACCTCTGGTAATGTAACCCTTACGTCTTTAAACGGTCTGTTAGACCAAGCACGTAGTGCGGTGTTAGAGGTTACAGGTACGCCCGGCGTAACTAGAGTTATAACAGTGCCTAATGTGCAAAAGACTTACACCGTCAGGAACCGCACAGCTAACATTGCTCAAATTAAAACGGCATCAGGCACAGCGTTTAACTGCCCTGCCTTGAGTGATAGTTACCTAGTATGCAATGGCTCGAATGGTGTGGTGGGTCGGTCTATTACAGACGGTGCTAATGCTATAACCTCTCTGGCTGCGCCATTTACTTCCCCGGCGTTTACGGGCGTACCAACTGCCCCTACAGCAACACTAGGTACCAACACAACACAAATTGCCACAACTGCATTTGTTAACGCCGAGATTGCTTCAGATACAGCTAACTTAGCTCCGTTAAACTCACCCGCACTCACAGGCATACCTACTGCTCCAACTGCTGCGGTAAGTACAAATACAACACAAATTGCTACAACAGCTTTTGTTAATGCCGAGATTGCAAACGATGCGCCTACTAAAACAGGCGGCGGTGCTAGTGGTACGTGGGGTATCAATGTCACTGGTAATGCGGCGACTGCAACAAGTGCAACAAGTGCAACAAGTGCGACAAACGCAACTAATGTAACAGGGACCATAGCGTCAGATGTTACGGGCACAACACAACCATTTGGCACTAATACAACACAAATTGCTACAACAGCGTTCGTACAAGCGGTAGCTGAGACACAGATATCTATACAAGCAGTATACCCGGTAGGGTCGGTTTACATTAACGCATCAGATATAACGTCACCTGCTACGCTATTTGGTTTTGGTACGTGGTCAGCTATCGGTGCAGGGCGGGTGCTGGTTGGGCAAGATACTGGCGATGCTCCGTTTGACACGATTGGCGGGACCGGTGGTAGTAAAGACTCTATTGTGGTCACCCACACCCATACGACAGACACAGTTAGTACGGCAAACTTAGAACATAGCCATAGTGGTACTACTAACAATCAAAGCGCAAACCATAACCACGGGTCAGGAACTCTTGTTAATACGGCTGTTGGTGACCACGTTCATAATATAACTACCGTCCGGGATTTTTCGGATCAAGGTAATGCCGTAGCGGGGTCTTCTGACTTTTTTGCCTTTGGCACTGCATCTACAAATGGAGCTGGTGCACACAACCACGATATATCTGGAAGCACAGGTGACAACAGCGTTAATCACAACCACGAATTTACTACCGGCAATATGTCCGCCAACTCTACACACAGCCACACAGTTACTCTAAACAACGAAGGTTCTTCTGGTACAAACGCAAACGTGCAGCCTTACTTAGTTGTTAAAATGTGGCAACGCACTGCTTAAGGAGCAGTTATGATTTTAGATTTCCTAAATATTGGTTCTAAGATAATTGACAAGATTTGGCCTGATAAAGACGAGGCTGATAAAGCTAAGTTACGCCTTCTTGAAATGCAACAGTCTGGCGAGTTTAAACAGATAGAAGCCGATATTAAAGAGCAGGAAGAGTTATCTAAACGTCATGCAGCAGATATGGCGAGCGATAGCTGGTTGTCTAAAAACATACGCCCAATGACATTAATGGCTATCTTGTCTGGATACTTTGTGTTTGCAATGATGTCGGCCTTCGGGTATGACACGAACCAGAACTACGTAGAGCTACTTGGGCAGTGGGGCATTATCATTATGTCGTTCTACTTTGGTGGTAGAAGTATTGAGAAAGTATTCAACATGATTGAAACCCGCAAATCAAAGGAAGGCAAATGAGCCAGTTTAAACTCTCTGAACGCTCACTTAAAAACTTAGAGGGGGTTGACCCACAACTGGTAGCCGTTGTTAAACGTGCTATTGAACTCACCAATGTTGATTTTGGTGTCATTGAAGGCGTTAGAACCGAAGAGCGTCAGCGTGAGTTAGTTGATAAAGGCGCAAGCCAGACTATGAGGTCTAAACATATTGAGGGTCGTGCAGTAGATTTGATGGCTTATATCGGTACTCGTGCATCTTGGGAACTTAACCTATACGACAACATAGCTGATGCTATGAAAGTGGCGGCTCAACAGTTAGGCGTTGCAATCACTTGGGGTGGTGCGTGGACTGTAAAAGATATACGCATGTGGGAAGGACCGATGCAGACAGCGATGAACACTTATATTGATATTCGTCGTGGGCAGGGTCGCAAACCATTTATTGACGGTCCTCATTTTGAGGTAGCATAATGCCGATTACAAAACTTGCGCTACAACCCGGTCTCTACAGAGAAGGCACAAACTATTCTGCTGAAGGTCGTTACTACGACGGGGATAAGATACGTTTTCGTTCAGGAAACCCTGAAAAGATTGGTGGCTGGGTACGGTTGTCTAACAATCAGTTTTTAGGAATAACGCGTTCATTATGGAACTGGGCTACGCTTGATGGCGCTAATTTACTTGGTGTAGGCACGAACCTTAAGTACTACATCGAAAATGGCGGTGCATATAATGATATTACGCCAATCAGAAAGATTACAGACCCGATGTCAGCTAACCCGTTTGCCACTGCATATAGCACATTGAACGGCACTATAACTGACACAGCAATCTCCATTACCCTAACAAGCGGTGCATCATTCCCCCCTGCGGGAGTAATACTGATTGGTACTGAGCAGATATACTACACAGGTATACTAGTAAATACTTTAACAGGGCTTATACGTGGGTATAACGGTACTACACCTGCTGGTCATACTACTGGTGCCGCAGTGGGTTGCTCAACCCTTATTGTGACTGATACCAACCACGGTGCGGTTCCTAACGACTTCGTAACTTTTGCCGGTGCTACAGGTCCGTTTGGTGGGTTTGCAGATACTAATATAAACGCTACATTCCAAGTACTTAGTTATATAAGCACAAGTTCTTACTCTATTAATGTAGATGGTGTGTTTTCTACATCTGCTGCATCGGGTGGCGGTGCTGTTGCTATTGCATCATATGAAGTAAATACTGGCTTAGATATATACATTAGCGGCTTAGGCTGGGGTGCAGACCCGTGGGGTGCAGGTGGTTGGGGTAGCGCAGGTACGACAGGTATTGGTCAACAGTTGCGCCTTTGGTCAGCAGACAACTATGGTGAAGATTTAGTTATCGCTCCGCGTGGAGCAGATGGCATTTACTATTGGGATGCTACTTTAGGTTTTACGGAACGAGCAAAGCTCCTAAACGATTTATCCACAGCCGCTGGGTTCCAAGGGCAGTTCGTGCCTAACCTCACAAATGAAATATCCTCATCAGCTATAGAGCGTTTTGTTATAGCAATGGGCGCAAACCCTTATGACCCGACAGACCCAAACACAACATTTGACCCATTGCTCGTGCGTTGGTCAGACCAAGATAACCCATACGAGTGGGTGCCAGCTATTACGAATCAGTCTGGTGAGTTCCGTCTGTCCCACGGTTCTTACATTGTAGGCTCTCTTAACACTAGACAAGAAATAGTTATTTGGACTGATTCTGCCCTGTATTCTATGCAGTATCTAGGTGCGCCTTTCGTATGGAAGTTTCAGTTGTTGATGGACAACCTGTCTGTCATGTCCCCTAACGCTATGGCTACGGCAAACAACTTAGTATTCTGGATGGGTATAGATAAGTTCTACGTTTACTCTGGTCGAGTAGAAACGCTTGAGTGCAGCTTACGTCAATATATATTTAATGATATTAATACATCCCAAGGGTATCAAGTATTCTCGGGAACTAACGAAGCCTACAATGAAGTGTGGTGGTTTTATTGCTCTGCTAACTCTACGACAGTAGATAAGTATGTGGTATATAACTATGTAGACCGAATATGGTATTACGGCACACTTGACCGTACTGCTTGGTTAGACTCCCCGCTTCGTTCAAGCCCGTTGGCTGCTGACTATAACAACCGCATGCTATATCATGAAGTAGGCACCGATGATGTGTCAGGGTTAGCCCCAGTAGCTATAAATGCTCATGTGCAATCTTCTGACTTTGACATCGGTGATGGGGATAAATTTGCCTTTGTATGGCGCATCCTGCCAGACGTTAACTTCAATGGTTCTTATGTGGACGCTCCATCTGTGCAAATGACGATTAAACCCCGTCGTAATGCAGGTGCGCCTTACAGCCCAGCAGATAACCCAACTGTTAATAGTCAAGACAACTACAGCTTAACCCGCGCTTACAACATACAGCAGTTTAATGGGCAGGTGTACACCAGACTACGTGGTCGTCAGATGGCATTGCGAATTGAGTCTAATGACATAGGTGTAGCGTGGCAGTTAGGTAGTATCCGAATTGACCTCAAGCCTGATGGACGTAGGTGATATGGCTAAACTTATCACGAGTAAAGCACCTAACTTACCTATGGCACCGGGGGGGTACTCCCCTCAGTTTCAAGAACAATTAAACAACGCCTTACGTCTATATTTTTCTCAAGTAGATAATATCAACCAATCTGTAACTAAAGCCGTAAATGCGGGTGGTGTATCTGCTGATTTTGATTACATAGACTTTAACCAATTAGCTTTATTTGACGATCAGACAGCAAGGCTCGGTTGGAATAGTGTAGACGAAACGCTAAACCTCGGTATGGCTTATGGTGTGACTCAGCAAATTGGTCAGGAAACATATGCAAGGGTAGAGAATAATACAGGTGTAACGATACCTAACGGTACAGTCGTGGGGTTTGCCGGTGTAGGTGTAGGTGGTACGTTACGAGTAGCACCCTATTTAGCGAACGGTACTCAGTCAAGCCTGTATATTTTAGGGGTTATGACGCATGACTTACCTGACTCACAAGATAGAGGCTATTGCACGGTTTGGGGTTCAGTTAGAACATTAGATACTAGTGCGTTTAGCGTAGGAGATATTCTTTATGCTTCACCCGCAACTACGGGTGGGTTGACAAACGTTAAGCCAACAGCCCCTAATAATGTGGTTGTAGTAGCTGCGTGTTTGGTGTCTGACGCTATAGATGGCGTGATATTTGTTAGACCTACAATTACGCAAATGAAATATTACGGTGTGTTTGCCAAGACAGCAGACACGACTCCTGCGGTAATTAACACGGCATACCCGATTACTTTTGATTTGACACGCATTACCAACGGTATCGTTATAGGCGGTACAACATCTCGGTTAATAGTTCCTGAATCTGGTCTATATCAATTTAACGCGACCTTACAATTCATTAGCAATTCAGCAGTGGATAAAAATATTTGGGTTTGGTATCGTGCGAATGGTACAGACATACCATCATCGGCTCGCATTTTGACTGTTAGCACGAATAATGCTTACACACCGATTGCGCTGAATGAGGCGGTGTCTTTAGCTGCGGGTGGATATGTTGAGTTAATGTATGCGGCAGACAGTACAAATGTGACAATAGATGCAGTTCCAGCCACAGCTTTTGCTCCTGCTTCACCTGCCGTTGTGATAGAAGTAACACAAGTTCAATTATAGACGTATAGGACACCAAATGTTATTATTAAGCACCCCCTTGACAAAGAGATTATTATGAGCATTAAACAAGCTGCCAACTATATTCGCTCTCAAGGGCGGAATAACGATACACAGTTAATGCATGTTACACCAAATGAGTTAGGTGGTTTGCAAGCACTAGCTATGGCTCACGGTGGGTCTTTGACTTTAAACCCTACCACAGGGCTACCAGAGGCTGACTTTCTGGAAGCCATCTTACCGGCAATTATTGGTTTTGGTATTACCGCTGCAACAGGTGGTGCTGCTGCACCTTGGATGGTTGGGGCTGGCGTTGGTGCTGGAACAACTGCAATGACAGGCAGCCTCGAGAAAGGTTTGATGGCTGGTCTAGGTGCTTTTGGTGGAGCTGGGTTAGGTGGTTCTGTGTTGAGTGCAGGGGCTCCTGTTGCCGCAGGTACAAACGCAATGGCTGCTACTGGGGCTAGTTCAACGGCAGAGGCAGCAACTCTTTTACCACCTTCTGGCATGTCTAGCGCTGCTGGGATAGGGGGAACTGGTGCGGGGTCTTCAATTATGCCCACGGCGGGGCAGTCATTCTCTGCGGGGATGGGTGAGATCGCCAACGCTCCCGGTCAGTTCTTGTCTAGCAATTTAGGAAACATTGGTAAGTCTTTAGCACCTGCTTTGTTAGAAACCCCAGACCAATCGTCCCCACAAGAAACAGAATCATATATTCAGCCATACGACTATTCCCAGACAATGAACCCTAATTTTGGTATGCCGGGGCAGTCTTATTACTCAGACCAAACGTTTACACCTAGACCTCAACAAAGCGCGTCTAGCTTTACTGGGTTTAATAATGGTGGTATTGCATCATTGGCAGAAGGCGGTGAGCCTAAGTACACAAACCCAACAAAGCCAATTAATCCTGCGGTAACTGAGTACAACAATAAACTCATGCAGCAAGCTAATTATGAGTACAACCAATCTCCACAGCTAGGTGCGTTTCAATCAGCATTACCCGGAGCTGGTGCATATAACGAGCAAGCAGGTATAGCCTACCAAGCCAACCGTGCAGCATTGGCAGAGAAGTTAAAAGATGCAGGACCAAATCAGTTTGGCTATCAGTACAACCCAGAAACAGGTATGGTTGACAAGGTTGCTGTTCCAGTTGTAGAAGATACCAGCCGAAATAATGGTATTAGTTATGGCAACATGTATGACCCGTGGTCAATGGGCAATCAGAATGATGGCGGTGGCAGTGATGGTGGCGGTGGCGGTGCGGGTGCAGGACCCGGGGCAGGTGAGGGTGGGTCTGGAGCTAGTCATGCGATGGGTGGTCAAGTAAGAAAAATGGCTGATGGCGGTATTACTAGTCTTGGCGGTTACTCAGATGGTGGTCAGCTCTTAAGAGGTCCCGGTGATGGGGTAAGCGATGATATCCCCGCATCTATTGAAGGGCGTCAGCCAGCTCGGTTAGCTGATGGTGAGTTCGTATTTCCAGCACGTATTGTGTCAGAAATAGGTAACGGCAGTACAGATGCAGGTGCTAAACGTTTATACGCGATGATGGATGCAATTGAAAACCGTCGTAAGAAATCAATGAATGACATTGCAGCAGATACCCAAGCTTACAGAGAATTAAAGGTATGAACATAACTGACGGAAAGCTAGAGTGGTTCGGTGGTAATAAAGACGCTTTAAATATGTTTCGTTTATTTGTTGACTTGTCGCATATCTGGGATGACCTAGTTGATAAAGATAAGCCTGTTTCAGGGGAACGCATAAACCACGCATTTCTTTGTTGCTTAGTTTACTTACAAGCTAACCCGTTTTACCGTTCTATACAAGATCAAGTTTTACCTATGTGGATCAGTGTTATATCCGCGTATGAAACAGCAAATAAATTTGAAAGTGAAAAAGAAGAACACGGAGTTGAAATATCTCACGGGCTTAGATACGCGGCTGGGCACATTGTCTCATATGCGGTACATGTGTGTGTTGGCGAAGAAAAAGCTAGGGAAATTATGCCAGAGGTATGGAAATGTATTTATTTCGAAAGGTACGATGAGTACCGCGAGGAGCACTTAAATGTTAAGTAACAGCCGATTAGCGTTACAGTTAGGCATGCCAGAATTAGATGACCGCGCTTTTGTGCGTCACGGTAAATCTATTAAAACCTACATTAGTAGCGGTGGCGGTGGGCCAAGTGAACAAAAAGTTTCATCATCAAGCATTCCAGATTACGCTGAACCGTATGTAACGGACACGCTAGGACGAGCTCAGGCATTAACAACTGCTAAACCATATGAAACATATGGCGGACAAAGAGTTGCTGGCTTCACGCCAATGCAAGCGCAGGCATTTCAAAATATTGCTGGTCAGCAAGTAGCGCCTCAACTAACGGAAGCTTCTAACTTTGCATCACAGGTAGGGCAAGCTGGATTGGGTACACAAGGTACTGCTAGTCAATTACAAAATCAAGCCTTAGGTTATGGTGCCGCAGGTGCGGGTTACGGTGACGCTGCTTCAATGATGGGTATGGCAGGAGCACAGCAGTCTCAGCAGGCGGCTCAACGTGCGCAACAACAGGCAGCAATGTATGGAGCACAAGGATCGCAATTTGGTGCTAGTGGTGCAGATTTAGCGGCTCAAGCACAACGTGCGGCAGAAGGTCAGGCAGATATATACGGTCAGATGGGTGCGGGTTTCGGTGCCTCAGCCGCTAGTTTAGCTCCTCAAGCCCAACAATACGGTGCTACTGCGGCAGGTATGGGTGCTACGGGTATGGGGTATGGCGCACAAGGTGCAGGTATTGGCGGTATCGGTGTACAACAGGCTCAACAAGGTTTTGGTGCAGGTCAGGCATATGCAGGTCAAGCAACTGACCCATCTTCGATGCAAGCATATATGTCGCCATACATGCAAAATGTAGTAGATGTGCAGTCACAAGAAGCCCGTCGCAACGCCGATATACAACAGCAAGCCTTACAGTCACAAGCTACTCAGCAAGGTGCCTTCGGTGGTTCACGCTCTGCCATTATGCAGTCGGAAGCTGATCGTAATCTAGCTACCCAGTTAGGTCGTATTCAAGCTGAAGGCTCACAAAACGCTTTTCAAAACGCACAACAAGCCCAGCAGTTTGGTGCTAATTTGGGACTTCAGGGTCTTCAGGCTGGGTATCAAGGTTTAAACACTGGCTTATCTGGTACTGCACAGGGTATGCAAGGCGCTCAAACAGGCATATCTGGTCAACAAGCAGGGCTTGCAGGTCTTAATCAAGCTGGAAGTTTGTACGGGCAAGGCATGCAGGGTGCTGGTTTAGGTTTACAAGGAACCGGTCAGCGTTTAGCCGCAGGTCAATTAGGCTTGCAAGGTACTGCTCAAGGTATTTCAGGTTCTCAAGCTGGGTTACAAGGTGTGGGGCAACAAATATCTGGTGGTCAATTAGGCTTATCAGGTGCTCAAACAGGCATCCAAGGTGCTCAAGCTGGCATGCAAGGTGCTCAATCAGGATTATCTGGCGTTGGGCAGGCTACTAGTGCAGGGCAGTATGGTCTAGCCGGTCTTGGCGCTACAACTCAAGCAGCTAATTCTCTTGGTCAGCTTGGTCAGACTACCTATGGGCAAGAATCAGGTATTAACCAAGCTCTTGCCAGTGCAGGCGCTCAACAACAAGGTTTGCAACAACAAGGGTTAGATGTTGGTTATCAAGACTTCTTGTCACAGCAGCAATACCCCTACCAACAATTGGCGTTTATGCAAAGTATGTATAACCCCGTTGCCACACCTTTACAGCAAATGCAAAGTTCTTACTCAAACCCAAGTCCCGTATCACAAATTGCTGGTCTTGGCACTGCCGCCTATGGTTTGTATAACATGGGTAAGAAACGGGGCGGAAAAATTAAATCGAGCGATGGTATAGATACACTAGGTCTGTATAATGCTATGAGAAAACGGGGATAAGTTATGTCGATATTAGATATGAATTCACGCATGGCTATGGCTGAAAAGCTTTCTGTGCCGCAACTTCAAGAAGCCATTCAATCAGGTTCGCTTCCTGCTTACATTGGTATTCCTTTGATTGAGCAAAAAAATAAAGAAAAATCACAGCTAACAGCTGCTCAAGGTGGACAGCAAGAACCTCCTAGCGTAACTTCGCGTGTACTTCAAGAAGCTCAACAGCCAGCCCCACAAGATCAAGGCATTACCCAGTTGCCAAGCAACCTACCTATGATGGGTGCAGAACAAGGTATGGCTGACGGTGGTATCGTTGCATTTGCTGAGGCAGGGCAAGTTCAAGCTCCTCAAGAACCTATTCCTACTTCTATGTACGGTAATATGCCTTTGATGTCACCTGAAGCACAAGCACGTTTTGCTAAACAAGAACAACGGTTAGAAGAATTAAGTGGGCGCAATGAGTCTGCTTACTCAGACGCTAAAAATATGGCTATCTTCCAAGCTGGTATAGGTATGATGGGTGGTCAGTCGTCTAACCCATTTGCTAATGCGACAGCAGGTATAATGCCTGCGCTTACAGGATACCAAGCTGCGGTTAAAGACCTTAAGAAAGAAGAACGAGACGCCCTTACTAAACTTATGGAGTTGGGCCTCAGTAAAGATAAGTTTATGCAAGAAGCGCAAAAAATGGGTATTGAGGTTGATAAGGCAAACAAAGCATTTGAGTCTTCTAGACTTTCAGATGCAGCTAAGATTGACGCCGCTAACATAGCTGCTAGTAACAAACAACCAAGAGCTATGTCAGAAGCGGAACTTAAAGAACTGCAAATACAAAATGAACAAAAAGTACTAGAAGCTAAAGGTGTGCCTCCAGATGAGTCTCGTATTCAAGCACAGAAAATTGTTGCTCGGTACTCAAAAGACGAAAACGCAGTAACTAACCCAATACTTAAACAGCGATTCATAGAGAAACGTGCCACACAATTAGAAGCTAAAGGGGTACCTGCAGACCAAGCATACACACAAGCTTGGAAAGAAGCCACTGCGGAAGAACGTCCTGTAGCACCAAATGCTGCAGTAGCAAATGCGGTAAGTGCTCGGTCTGCTAAAGATCCTGAGCTACAAAGGTTAGAGTTGCAGCTATTTCAAAATAGAAATAACCCAGAAAAAGTACTAGAAATTAACAAAAAAATAGACGCAAGAAACGCCGATATAGCTAAAATGGTTGAGGGGGTCATATACCCCGGGCGTGGGTTAGGCGGTACCGGTAATACAAGAACTGGACCTAAAGAAGACCCTCTTGGTTTGTTTATTAAATAATTTATATAAAGAGTATTTATGGATCTCAAAACTTTTCGTTCGCAGTATCCACAATACGACGCTGTACCTGATCAGAAATTAGCTGAGGGGTTGTATAAAAAGTATTACTCGGAAATGCCTGAAAAAGAGTTTTACGGTAAGATTGGTTTTGACCCCACAAGTACAGGAGAAACCGAACTAGACAAAGCACCTGAAAAAGGTATGTTTGAGCGTCTAGGTAATTTTCTTACCGAGCCTTTGCCTGTTTCAGATACGGATAAACTTATTGCTGGTAGCCTAAAGAAAGGATTTAACCAGCTTGCACAAGTACCCGCAGCTACAGAACTTGCTGAACTTTCTCAGCTACAAAACGCACGGGAAGTGGAGTACGGTAAAAACTTAGAGAATGCACCTGCAGACGTAAGAGCTAGGCACGAAGAAACAGCAAAGAGATTAAGTCAGTTGCAACAAGAAGCTGCATTAGCTGGTGTTGAACGTAAACAAATTGAATCTGAGTATGGTGTTAACCCATTAGCTAAAAAACTAAGTGACGTATCTCAAGATAAAAAATATCAAGAAGCAGATTTTTTTGGTAAGGCTAAACAATACGGCGAAGCGTTAATTGACAACGCCGGTGATATTCCGGGGTATATCGGTACTCTAGGTTTAGAAAGTTTGCCTTCTAGTACTGCGGCTATAGCCGCTGCTATGTTAACAAGGTTCTTGCCCGGTGGGAGTTCTAAAACTCTTGCTGCGACTGCCGCAGGTGGTTCTTCAGCGTTTATGGAATTTGGAAGTAACTACGCTGACCTACGTGAAAAGGGTATGGGGCATGAGGAAGCGTGGGAAAAAGCCGCAGTTAAATCAGGCGTAATTGGGTTAATGGACGCCGTTGCTTTTGGTTCCGCTGGTAAAGCGGCTGCAGATATAATGGATAAAGTTGGTAAAGGTGCTGCTCTTGCCGCTGCAAAACAAACAGCTAAAGGTTCTACCCAACAAGGGTTGTTAGGTGCTGCTGGCGAAGGTGGGGGTGCTGCAACTATTGGGGAAGACGTAGATCCTATTAGTATGGGCGCAGAATTTGCAGGTGAATTTTTTCTTGCCCCTGTAGATGCCGCTGGTGCATATAATGAGTACAAGCAAGGTGCTGCACCGCAGTTGGGTAAAACCACAGAACAAACACAAGTTGCCCCTCCTCAACAGGAAATGGTAACTGATACTGCACCGGGTATAGAAGTTTCGTACCCTAAAACAGAACCCGCACAAGTAGCACAGCAAGTACCTCCTGAACAAGAAAGTGCTATCCAGCAACGTGCACTTGAATTGCGACAAGCTAACGGGTATCCTGTAGAAATGGCTTTGTCAGTAGCACGTAAAGAGTATATGGAGGGGGATTTAAATGCAGACGCAGCAAATATTGGAGCTGACACCGGAAGAATTGAACCTAGCCTTCCAATGTCTAGCGAAGGAATGCTCCCCCCCGAAGGAGCTACAGCACCTAATATTTCAGGATTGGGTACTCCTCTCGGAAATACTGAACAGGCTATTGTTGGAGAAACAACAGAACGTCCTGCATTAGCAGAAATTCCTACACTTACAGACATAGTTCCCCCAAACACTTATGCTGAATTGCCCCCTGAGTATAAAGAGGAAGTAATACAAGGTGCACGTCAAATGTGGGAAGCAGGTGAAGCTAACTTACCAATGGCAAAAGCATGGAATAGCCTGCCCTCGTGGAAACGAGATATGTTTGCCGAAGAAGTATATGCAAACTATGATGAGATGGTTGGTAATGGGGAAGTATTCCGTGCAGCAATAGATAAAGTTGTAGAAGCTAAAAAACCCGAAGTTGTTACCCCTACACCTACTACGCCTAAAAAAGTTGTTGATCTTAACAATATGGGGGCGGGTATAACCGATTCTATGTACGATATGCTTTGGGACAAAGTAAAAACTGGGGACACCAAAGAAGCTGGGCAAGAGTCTATGGTTCTTCAAGCTGCTAAATCTTTGCGTCAGCAAGGAGCAATTACTAATAAAGATGATTTTATATCCTTAGCAAAAGAATTAACCGATAAAACAAGCGGCAAATCTGGAAAAGAATACCAGAATACTATACGTGATGTACTTACAGAATTTGCCCCAAAACAACAAGCAGCACCTACTAGCGCGACACTTACTCCTGACAGCGCGACACTTACTCCTGACAGCGCGACACAACTTCAACAACAAGCAGTACCTGCACCAGTTGCACAAGCACAACTAAACTTTGACGCTGCTGAAACTGCAGTAGCAGAAGCAACTACTCCAGAAGAAAAGAAAGCCGCTACTGCACAACGTAACGTAGCCCGTCAAGAACTTAAAAAAGTTGAAACTACTGCACCTAAAACTAAACCTGCTGCTCCTATTGAAACTGCTGCACCTATTGAAACTGCTGCACCTATTGAAACTGCTGCACCTATTGAAACTAGTGCGCCTATTGAAACTACTACACCTAAAACTGAAATTAAATCCCGTACACCGTTTGAGAACTTCGATCAAGCTTATGCGCAAGGGCTTTCAAAAGGTTTTCGTGTCAATTCTGACTTGGTTGAGACCGCAGACTATGCTGACTGGCTTGGGTCATTGACCCCTGAACAAAAGAAAATAATAGCACCGTCGTTTACAAAAGCTGACAACCCATTTCTTAATGCTGGGTCTAGTGAAATAGCTGAGACAAAAGCTAAATTTGAGAAACTGTTAGCTACAAGCGAACCTAAAGTTGAAACTCGTGGGCGCCCAAAAATTGATCTAACTCCTGAGCAAAGAGCGTACAAAGAAGCTGAACGAGAAGTTAACCAAGCTGAAGCCATTAAAGCAGCTCGTGCCGTAGATAAAATAGTTAAGTTTCTTAGTGGAGAGACTACTACCTCTAAGCGTAAATCCAGTGAGTCAGAAAAAGTATTACTGCAGGGCGAGCGCAACGTACGACGTGAATACTTGTACGAACTAAACAAATATGCTACCGATCCAGCATACCGTACAAAACCTACATCTGGCGGTAAAGCTAAAGACTTCTTGGCTAACAGTGATAAGATTTCTTTGAAAGAACGGGCGGATTTAAAAGCGCGTTTAGAGTTTGAAAAAACTCGTGCACCTAAACCTTCAAGAGCTGAGGGCAAAACTACAGACAAGGCAGTAAAAGCTTTTTACAAGTTTACTAACGCTGAACAAGCCATAAATTATATTATTAGGAATGGTACGCCTTTTGAAAGATCGTTAGCTAACCGGCTTAAACCATTTCTTTCTGGGGTTACATTATCTATTGCGGCTACACAAGAAGATACTCCAGCTGCAATTAAAGATCTTTTAGCAGATGCGTCTGGCGTTTACAGTTCATCTAGGTATGGTGATAAGAACTACAGAATGATAGTTCTCCGTGGTGAGAATTTTGACGACGCATCTTTGCAGGGTGTTAATAACACGGTGTTTCTACATGAAGCATTACATGCGGCGACTGAAGCTAAGATTGATCAATGGCAGCAGTTAACTAACGAAGGTAAACCTGTATCGCCCGAACTACAAACTATTGTAGGTGAATTGTTTGCTACGATGGCTACGGCGCAAGAAGCGTATGAGATGCTTAAAGCTTCAGGGCAACCTATATCTCCTAACCTACAACACAAGTTTCAATCTTTAGATATAACGAACGATCCTAAAGAGTTTGTTGCTTATGGTATGAGTGATCCTGATGTACAAGAATTTTTGTTAAATGCTCAGGGTGGGGCACGTAAAGACCAAGCAGGGGGGTTCTGGGGTAACTTATTTAACCGCTTTGTTGATAACTTGCGTAGAGCATTTAATATGGATAAGACGCATCAGTCTGCACTCCAAGATCTTATGCTTATCACTGAAGGCTTACTGCAAGAACAACAGTACGATCCCGTTCGATCAGTTAATACCGTGCTCAATAACAAGCAAGTAAAGATAGATAAGAACCTTGAAAAGGTTAACCTTAGCCCTGATAGAAAAAATATAGTAGATGCTGTCGAAGAAAATACAGTAGCTGGGCACACGTATGATGACTTTAATGACTTACTGAAGGCGCGTTTCGATGCAATGGGTAATGGGTTTATTGCTAAGACACTACCTACACTGCAGACAGCAGATATCATTCGTTGGCAAGGTGATGCCATACCTGCACTTAAAGACATTGATACCTTAGTTGAAAAGATGGTTGGCGCTCGTATGAACATGGAGCAGGCATACGCTAAAAAAGCAGAGAAGTTTGCCAAGTTTGTTCGTAAGGTCGGAAGGAAAAAAGTATTGTTGAGTGATGCTATGCATTTAGCACGTTTAAATTCAGTTAGCCCTTCTACGTTTAAAGATAGGGCAGATGCTTTAGCTACCGACAAACGAATAGTGCAGTTAAACAAGTTGCTTGCAAACCCAACAACCACGCAAGATGAAATACCAGCTATTAACCGTAAGCTTACGATACGGAAAAACGAAATCAATAATACCTTTAAAGCATGGGAAGCACTGAGTTCGTTAGAGGGTGGGCAGGATATGTACCGTATGGTACGCCAGTTCTATAAAGACGCTAACGTGTTGACCCGCACACTATTAGACGAACGTATTGAACGCTTGGGAATGGAAGGTAGTATTGATGATCCTAGTACGCCTAAGGGTAAGTTGATGGCGTCAATACGTAGAATGTACGAAGATAGCGACATTAAAGGAATTGAAGAGTACTTTCCTTTCATGCGGTATGGTAACTTTTGGCTCCGTGTAAATGGTCCTACAGGTAAAGAGTTCTATATGTTCGAAAGCGGTACAGAACGTAATGCATGGTTAAACAAACGCGCTAAACAATTAGGTGTAGACCCTAAAACTAATACCTCTATGTTTGATGCGGGTGACAACATAGCTGCATTACGTAACAAATACGGCAAAGAAAGTAAGATGCTGGTGGATATGTTTGAAACCATTGATAACCAAATGGACAAACCCGGAGTAGATAAAGATGCATTGAAAGATGCTCTATACCAGACGTATCTAATGACCTTGCCGGAGGAAAGTTACCGTAAGCAATTCCTGCATGCCGAAAACGTAACAGGTTTTAGTGCTGACGTGTTAAGAAATTTCACTACTTCTGCTAGTCGTATTGCCGCGCAGTCGTCTAAGCTTGCTTATGGGGATAGGATAAGTTCTGAAGTTGACCGTGCAAGAAATACTTTAGAGGGTATGCCTGCTATACAAAAATCTAAGCTTGGGTTATTTGTAGATGAGATGCAGATACGGGTGGAAGAAGAACTTAACCCGCCACAAGAAAACAAAGTAGCTACTAAAATTAACCAGTTTGCGTATTATTCTCTTTTAACTGGCGTAGCATCCGCTATCACACAAACTACAGCTCTACCTATGCTAGTCATGCCGGTACTAAACCAGAAATACGGGTACGGTACTTCTGCTGCGAAGTTTGCTAAATATGTATCGCTATGGAAGTCTGTAGGGGTTACGCGAGAAGATGCTAGTGGGGAAGTTAACTACGTTGCGCCTACTATGGGCGAGTCAAGCATAGTACGTAATAACCCGTTGCTGCGACGTGCCTTTCAAGAGGCTGTTGATCGTGGGTTAACCACTCTTACTAATTCGTCTGTACTTACAAACAATCGTAGTACTCCAGATAGTGCATCTTCTAATGCATTTAGTTCAGCCGCAAAAACTACAGGCGTAATTATGTCGTCGTTGTTTACCGGCGCTGAACGCATGACACGGGAAATGGCTTACCTAATGACGTTTGAATTAGCGTACGCTAAGACCAAAGATTTTGATGCTTCAGTACAAGAAGCAGTTAATACTGTGCAAGAGTTGTTAGGTAGGTATGATAATTTTAACCGCCCTAGAGTATTACGAAATACATTAGGTCGTACGGTTGGGCAGTTTAAGATGTACGCAGTTAACATAACCTCGTTCTTTATTCGTAATGCATACGCCATGAATAAGATTGCGTTTAAAGGTCAACGGCAAGAAGGTTTTGAAGCTATGCACCGTTTATCTGGAGCGTTAACTATGGCTGCAGTTTTTGGTGGGGTTACTTCCTTCCCAATGTACAGCCTAGTTTGTTCCGCAATAGACTTAGTGTTAAATGACCTTAGCGGTGATGATGACGAAGACAAGCAAAAACGCATAGCAAACAATCCATACACTGCATATAACTCTGATCTTAGGTTTAGATATGAATTTTTACCTCGCATGTTTGGGGATATAAAGATAACTGGGCTTGACGGTAAAAAAAGAACTTTAGCGGCTGTGCTGGAAAAAGGTGCTATATCCGAACTTGGAGACTTTAACATTGGTTCTCGTACTACTTACGATGGTATGTGGTTCCGTGATGCACGATCTGGTAACACTACCCAAGAAACTGTAGTTAATTATTTAGTGGCTAACTTAGGACCCGGCGTATCCTCAGGGCTTAGTATGACTAAAGCGGTAGACGATTTCTCTGACGGTAAGATAGCTAGGGGTTTAGAGCGTATTTTACCCGCCCTGTTTAAAAACCCAGTAACTGCTTACCGCTTAGGAACGGAAGGAGCTAAAACTCCGGGTGGGGATTTAATTATGAGTAAAGATGAGTTTTCTTCGTTTAGCTTGGCAATGCAATCTTTGGGTTTCCAAAGTACACAGCTGGCTAGATACCAAGAAAATAAGTACAAGCTACAACAAGAAACAATAGCTGCAGGAAAAACTCGTAGTGAGATTCTTGGCAAGCTCAGTGATTCTTTGCTAGGTGAAGACTCTAGTGATGCTGATATAGAACGTGTATTTAACCGTATAGAAAAATTTAACAATAGATTTGCGGCATTGCCACACCTTCGTATTAACGCAGATACGATTGGGCGCGTGTTGGATAGTGCAGCTGATAGGGAAATGTATAAGTTTAACGGTATGTTTATACGTAAAGAAGATCTTCCTTATCTTATTGATATACGTGAGGCTGCTAGTAGACAGAAATAAAAAAACCCCCACTAACTAAGTGGGGGTAATAGGAGATACAACAAGGAGAAAATCAAGAAAGTAAGATTAGTATACTACTAAACACGCCAGATGCGTATACCTCTTACACCTTCTTCTATAACTACTCGCATAACAATAGTAATTTTTTGCTTCTTAGTAATAGTTTGAATAGTTTTTTTAGCTTTGCTGCAATCTATGCAGGGTATGAAAAACGAATACCCCACACGAAACTTACTCCATTTGATGTTATACGTCAGTGTTTCGATTCTCATCGTCTAGTTCCGATACAACTAAACCATCCATATCAATAAACCCGGGGTTGGAGCAGTCAAACTGCAGGGTGTGCACCGCAGGGGATGTAATCTTCATACCCTTAGACATACGCTTGTTGGGGCTACCAACAATAAACCCACGATTTTTTAACTCCCGTAAGGCATCTTTGTAATTTATCTGACGCTCTACGCAGTCGGACTTGAACCTACTGGTAACTAAAAACATCTGCTTAGTGTCAGGCTCATAACGTATAAGCAGTTCCCCACGAGGCTCAAGAGTCGGCATAGATGCTACGGTGCTACGCTTGTCAATGTCTGCTTTTACTACAAGGATGTTTTGCATGTGGCGATTAATGTAGTCACCGATTACTACTGTTGCATCTTCCGCAGGGGTTCTAATTTCTTCCCTCATACCCTGAATGGTCTTGCAACAAAATGCGTACACAGCCTTCATGTCATAAGAAGCTAAATCTAACTTGTTAGCAATTAACCCCCCAGTAATATTACATGCAGCAACCGCTGACCAAAACCGCTCAGGAGGAGTAAGTTTAAGCTCTTGGTCGATCTTAGCTTGGATATGCATTACTGTTTCAATCGCTTGTTCTGTATTGCTCACCAACCATTTAATGTAGATCTCACCTGCATGACCGTAGTTTTCCTTGAGCTGTCTATCAAAAAAACGTTTACCGTCTTCTGTAGAAATAAGGTTGTTAGGGGCAATCTCGTACTCAAACAGACGTAGCATCTCTGCATTACCCCCAGCCTTTGCACTAGCCAGCTTTTCGTAGAACGATGCGTTAGCACTAGCGAGTGACATAGTTTGCCAAGTAGTTGAGTTGTCACGTAGTCTATTGCTTGAACCCTCCATACGATCACGTCCACGACCTTGAGACATACTATAAGCTAACGACGAAAATTCTTCAGGAGTCATATTCGTTATTTCGTCAACAGTGCAAGGTAAGTTATTCATTACCCCCAACCTTTGCATCTTAGCCATTCTTGTATCGTCCCAGTTAGAACCTAAAGCCTCTGGATGTCCATATACGCTATTACACATAAACAATGTAGTGGACTTACCTGTACCGCCCAACTTATAGATCACATTAATAATCGCTCCTTTAAGCCCAGTAAACTTAAATAAAGGTGCACCAAAGGCAGTTAATGCAGCAAATGCATGGGCTTCCATACCGGGCTTGGAGTACAGATTAAATACTTCTTTCCACTTAGCAAAGTCCCCAACAGGGCCAACGTACTGTGATATTGCTTTAGTAACAGATGATGGAGGACTCCCAAATATACCTTCCTTGCTAATTTCTTTATCCCCAAGTATAAACTTAGTGTTGTTCTCTACCCAACCAAATTGAGTTCTCATGATTTCTACCTTCTTAGAATACTGTAAATTTTTAACGAACAAGTTAACAAATGTGGCTAGATGATTCATCTGTACGGGAGTACCTGCCACACCATTTTTAGCTAATACTTTGCGTAACTCTTCTTTAACAGCTACGATAGCTTGTGGTACTACAAATTCAACAACACCGTCCATAGGTAAATGCAGTCTAAGTAAATTGACATGCCCTAAGTCTGGGTCGTGCATACGTTTAACTACGTATATAGCATGTTCGTATACGCAGTATGGTTCGGCTTCTTCTCCGTTGGGCGGTAAATACACTGCACCGTTAGGACCTTTTTGGTAAGGTTTTGGGTACGCAGGTATCTTATATTCCGGTGCAGCATCATCAACAATGTTTAAGTCATCCTCCTCCGGAACCTCTACTTCTACCTCGTATGCTTCTTGCTCTTCTTCAACTACTTCCTTACTCAGAGCAATCGGTCCGGGTATCTTTCCTTGCCACTTACAACCCTTACATCCACCGGGATTATGTTTTTCAAATGTTGCGCAACGATGTGGTCCTGCTTCTGCTCCCCCCTGTGTAGCTTTACGTTCTGTTGCAATTGGTTCATAGTCAGGATGTTGGCTAGACATCATGTGAATAGCTTTGTCCCTGTCTACGCACTGGTTAGCTACAGTTAGTGACGACCACCAGAGTGGCTCAGGTATATCTGCTTGGTTTGCAAATGCGTGGTTAAGTTGTTGGCATCCATTCTCTCCAAGAATCATAATGTTCTTAAACTTCTGAATGGTGTTACCTGCAAGTGATTGCGTTAAAGCGTTAAGTCCTGTTTCTTTTATTAGTGGTACGGTGTTAAAAATTGATAATGCGGGTGTATCTTTTACCCCAAGCAGTTTAACGAAGGCATCAAATTCAATTGGTTGCCCAACAGTCAATACAGATACTTCACTAGCTGGGTTATCCTTAAAGTTAAGAGTGTTAGGTATGCGTAAAATTCTAGCAACCTCAAATACATTTGCATCAACTAAAAAGTTATGTATCTTACAAAGTTCATTTACCCTAGCCGCAACAGGCTCCCATTGCTTTCTGTCTACTGGCTCTGTAAAAGCCCAATACACATGCAAACCACGCCCCGAGTTGACGATGATTGGTTTAGGTAGCCCAATCAGTTTGCAGAATTCTTGTAGTTTAGTAAGACCTTCAGATTGAGTTGCATACCCTGAACCGTCTGCTGCCTTGGCTTCCCCACAATCAATATCCAACCACATACTTTTAAGTGCTAATACGTTAGCCTTAGTACGTGACTTATCTGTTGCGTACTTAGCGCATCCAAAAAATACATTGCGCTCTTCTTGCATAAACTTCTGTGCGATATCATCAAGTTCTTGTCGTGTTTGTACTAACTCCTGTCTAATGGATTTACCTTTAATGCCAACTACAGCGAACCACCCATTGTCAGGCAGTACAGCGTCGAGGAGGTCAAAATTATCCATCTGTTTATTCCAGAGACGAGTAGGCTGGGGGCAAGCCCCCTACAGTCCATACCCAGTGTTATTTAAGTTTCTTTAGAAACTCTGTGATTGCGGAAGCATATTGCGCTTGGGGTAAGTGCTGCCCAACAAACCAGTTGTATATCGTCATGCGACTAACACCAAACTGCGATGAAATATACGTTACTGGAATGTTGCGGGCTATGCACTTCCTACCAAGAGCTACGCCAAGATGACTACGATCTGCCTTCTTGTTCCGTTCAACAAGCATTGAACTGTATCCATAGCTCATAATTGTTTACGCATCGCTCCATGCATTGATTACAGACGCCAAGTCTGATTTGCCCGCAGGTGCAGGGGTGTCTGCTTTCTTACTTGCACGTTTAACTGGCTCGTCAATCGCCTCTTCTTCTGCCACAAATGCAGCTTCAACTAATGGCGTACCTTCTAATACTAGAGGTTTTCTTACTCCATCTGCTTGAGCAACGGTCATAGTGATTGCATTCTTGGCTTCTATTGATTCCCCAGCCTTCTTTGCAATTTCCCATTCTTCCTGATTGATATGACGTAATGGAGAGAAAAGTAGCTTAGCGGTATCGCTATCCAAGTCCATACTTATCTGAGTGATAATCTGGTCGATGTTACGCCCGTTACCTGCTATGTATTTTGTGTAGCTTTCAAACGGGTGTAAGTTACCTTCACCCTTACCAAAAATTGTGGTAGCTGGAAGTGCTATTTGGTATACGTCACCAGAGGTATCACCCTCTAACACAACTGCAATGCGACGTTGATAACGGCAAGCACGACTATTACCATCACCAGATCCTGCAATATTTTGTGGGCATGTTGCACAAGAAGTACTTTGCTTATCCTTTACGCCCGCATCAGGTGCATCACCATCATTTGCCCAGCAGGTTGGAGGTACGATTTCATCGGGGTTGTATTTTCCTGCGTAGTAAACTCTTGATACGTTCTTACGTGCGTTAACAATAATTACGTTCAGTACACGATCAGTTAACTTACCTACTTCCTTACCACCAACTTGTTTACGAAAGACGCCACCACGAATAGAAATACGCTTAGCACCTGAATTTATATTGCCTGCTAAAGATTTAGTAAGATCGTTAAGACCTTCAGCACCACGCAAAAACTCGGGTACTTCTTGCGAGAAAATTGATACGTTACTCATTGTTACTTCTCCTGAAAAATTTAACTTCTTTTAACTACGATTGTGTATTTGCTCTCTGACCACAAACCCGGGGGTAGTAGTTCAGGATGCTCTTCTAAGAACTGCTTCATATTGCTTTGGTTTAACCGCTGTTGTAGTAGTCCAAACGCATCGTGCTCTTTAATGAACTCGAACATCGAACCCCAATCATTTGTGTTGAAATTAGTTGTAACCCTACGAATGATTGTCCCGTGCCCCGTGCGCATACTAGACACATCTAAACCTTTACATATATCTAGTAGCTCTTTTGATATAGCGTCTAGCTGTTCGTTGAATGATGCAATTTCTTGTTTATGCCTTTCAGCCGCCGCTTCTTTTGCATCACGTATCTTGATGTATATCCTTGCCAATTCTTCGGCGGATACTTTGCCTTCTTTTGTTTCCATTACTTTCTCCTAGCGTGGAATTATTATTATATCTATGTTTTGTACTTTGTCAAGAAACCTCTTCAATTTCCTGTCGATATAAATCAATTATTTTTACGTGTTCTCCTATCTTACTGTTAAGCATGTTGTATACCCTAGCTTCTACTTCGCTACCTGCTATATGCACAATATTCATAGAGTTCTTTTGCCCCGGTCTATTGATACGTGCATTAGCTTGAAGATATGTTTCAACTGAAGTCACAGGTGCATACCAAATAATAGTGTTAGCTGCGGTTAGTGTAAGACCGTGTGATGCTGCCTGAGGTTGTATGATAAGAACCTTTACGTTATCTGTCTTTTGAAAATCATCAACAATGCTACTACGACGATTAACAGGAACCTTCCCATTGATAACTTCGCAAGGTATACGATGCTTAATCAAATAAGTTTTAAGTAGCTCAATCGTATGCGTAAAAGGTACAAACACTAGCACTTTATGACTAGCTTCCTGAATTACCTCAAGCACTACCTGTAGCCTATTGGATACATCAAACTCTAGTACCTCTTTGTTGTCTGTGTAGACTGCACCTCCAGAAATTTGTAGTAGCTTATTTAGGTTAGTAGCCGCGTTAGCCGAACTAATTTCTTCCCCTGCGGCTTTCATAATCATGTCGTTCTTAAGTGCCTTGTAATACTTGGCTTGCTGTGGCGTTAGTGGTGCATCGCGTTTAACATCTGTGACATCAGGCAAGTCAAGGCATTGAGCTCTTTCAAACCGTATCGCTGGTTGTAATGCTGCATGTACTACGGCTTGTGCATTAGGTTTAGGAACCCATCTGAACATACCTACCTTGTACATAACTTGATCTCTAAACTGCCCATAAAACTGAGCTATACCTTTGGCGTTAACAAGCTTAGCTAGACCAAATGCATCTACTGGAGATTGTGCTGCTGGAGTACCAGTAAGCATCCACAGGCCCCGTATAGTTTTGTTCAGGTCACGTAATACTTTCCACCGCTCAGTTGTAGGGTTCTTATACGCCGATGCCTCATCTATAACGATTAAGTCAAACCCACCATTCTTAATATCCTCCTTAACAATAGATAGTCCATCAAAATTAATAATCACAAACTCTGCATCACCACTAACAATTTCAGCGCGTTTCTTTTTGCTTCCATAAGCGATGTCACAAGTGCGGTGCATAGCAAATTTAAATAGGTCGTTCTGCCATGCTGATTTCATAATTGATAGGGGGCACACCACTAACACCCTACGCACTGCTTTAATATTCATAAGGTAGTCAGCTGCCCATATAACAGATGCAGTCTTGCCAGTACCTTGCTCGTTGAAGCAAAATGCTTTTGGTCTTTCCGATAAAAATTCTGCTGTTACTTTTTGGTGTGCGAATGGTTTAAATTGTCCGGGCCAATTGTAGTCTTTCATTTCTTTTTACGTTCTCGGGTGCTAACTTCTGATACAAGGTTACGTTTAGAATCTCTTTTAAACGAACGGTTCTTACCCGCGTCTTCCACACGTAAGCCATCAGTGATTGAACCTCCTTTATCAATAGCTTTAACATGAGCTACATCCTTACCATCTCCTTTGCTAACCTTACCCGCTTTTGTTAACTTTGCTCGTGCTTTGTTACGTTCAGCACGTTTCTTTATCTGATCAGGTTTGCCTTGATATTCGGCATACTCTTTGTCGTAAGGGCGGGGTTTGTTTACGTACGGCATATCATTTCCTTTTTCTATGGTGTACACAAGTACTAACAGGACAAAAACCACATAGCGGTCCTGAGATCGGGTTCCAAACTTTATTGTCCAACGCTGCTTCTAACCGTTCAAGTTCGGGCTTCATTACCTCAAGGTACGATGTTGTTAGAGTGTGCACATGATCTTTCTTAACAAAGTCCTTGCTTACTACAAATGCTAATGCTGATTTAATTTTACGTACTTTGGGGTAATGCAGGAACACAGCTGCGGCTAATAAATCTAACTGCTTAAGGTCTGCGTACTTTGCATTTTTGCTTGTCTTGTAATCTACTAACCATGCTAACTCTCCATCTATGATTACCAAGTCAGCGATACCGTGCCACCAATAGTCAGGCGCATCAAATGCACATGCTTTAAACTCCCCATCACGAACCGCTATACCTAACTCAATCTCGCAATACTTCTCTCCCGGTATCGTAATAAGTGCATCAAGTATGGGCTGCATGTATTTAAATTTCTCTGGTATGGGCGTACCATCGCGTACATAGTCCTCCGCTGCTTTATGTACAAGCTTACCGTAGTTGGCGGCTTCTCCTGCCTGATCAACAATATCCTTGGCTACCTTTAAGTGGTAGTATTTTTTAGGGCATTGCTGAAAAGTCTTTAGGCTACTGTACGACCATTGTGCTTTCATTTTTCATTTACCTCAGATACTTCAATTAACTTCTGTAAGTAGTGCTTAGCTTTATGTAAATCTTGTACACCGTTCTTTAACTTCCACCTACTTACGTACTTAATAATGTTACCTTCTAAATACCCAAGATCATTTGACAAGATGTAATCCCAAGGCTGTATAGCTTTATTTTTATAGTGATCCCCTCCAATCTGCCCACTATTTGCATCTTTATCCATACGTTGTCTAGTATCCTCAATCAGTTCATTCAATGTCTTTAGTGGGGGGTACATTACTACCTCTCTTATGTTTAGGTTTAATAGAAGCTATACCTACTTCTTCCGCTTCAGCTTCTGGTTCTGCATACTTTGCTTCAATCATAGCTTCCGCAAGTTCATACGCCATTTTTGCCAGACGGTTGCGGTTATACCCCACTGATGCCTTAGATAGAATTCCTTGCATCGCAAGTCCTGCAAACAAGTCCCGCAAGTCTTCGTCATTCATAGACTACCCTGTTTTTTTGAGTACTCTAGATCAAACAACTTTTGTAGCCCCGGCAATAACTCTTTTAATAATTGATTTCTTTTTATCCCTGAGGGCTTAGGTGCAATGTCATAAGCAGTTAAGATTCGCTTCATTACCTCATTAGTAAAAATATTTGGGTTAGGTATTCGTTTAAAGGGGTTAGCTAAATCTACTTGATGTGTAAATAGCAAAACAGTCCACCTGTTGCCTCCTTCTTCTGTTAGTGTAAATTCTTCGGGGTTAGTTTCCCTACGTGCTAATAACAATTTTACTCCCTTGTTCATCAACATTCTCCATATGAACGCCCGTAACCGCTCTCACAGTTAAGGGGTAAATCTGACGCCCACAACGGGCGTGCTCGCATACATTTTTCTACATACTCTTGTGCTATTTTAACCTCATCAGCAGGGGCTACGATAGCAATAGCATCATGCACCGTCATAACAACTCTATACTTCTTAGCTATCTGTAACATCTGCTCACCTATGATGATACGTGCTAAACCTTGGCAGAGATTCTCTACTACTTTACCACCGTATATCTTGTTAGGTATGATTGCTTTACCTCGTTTAGTATCGTACACGTACTGCTCAGTACCATCTTGTTCGTTAACTTGTTTACGTAAATTGGGGTACTTTATATATAACCCATTAGGCATACGAATACCTTTCCCCCCATCTACAACTACCACATCTAAACGACCTAAGTCGCTTGTTTTGTCATCTGCAATTGCGTTAAGTGCACGACCTGCTTGTCGCCATAGCTTCGGTATCTCGGAGTACGTTTCCCTGTACACTTGTATGATACGTGCCGCTTCATCTGCCTCTACTGTTACGCCAAAGGTCTTAAGTTGGGCTTGAAACTTAACCGCACCCATACCGTACCCTGCACCTAAAATTGTCACCTTGCCTACAAACCTCTGTTCCTTAGTTACTTCTTCTTCTAGCACTCCGTATATGTTTGCCGCCATGATTTTGTATACGTCTTCACCATTTTCAAATGCCGTAACTAAATCATCTTGCCCAGCTAACCAAGCTACAGTACGTGCTTCAATCTGTGATGAATCTGAATCGACCATCATAAAACCATCAGGTGCAAGTATGGCTTCCTTTAACAACGACCCACGTTTAAGGTTCTGCAAGTTGATCTTATCGTCACCACCCCAACGCCCAGTATGTGCAGCGTAATACCTCAAGGGGATAGGTAACTTACCTCGCTTGTGTATATCAATAAACCTCTGTGTCCTTGTCTCTTCTTGCGTAGACTTAAGCCCTAACCTAGCAGCTACTAATACTTGTACTAATGGGTTATCGTGCTCCGCTAGTTCTTTAAACCCCTCATCAGTTTTAGAAAACGCCCATGCTTCCTTACCAGTAATATTGCTAATCTTACGTGGGGGCTCAACACCTATTGCAACAAGTAACTCAGCAAACTTATTGTTACTCATCAACTCACTGCGGTCTTGCATATTGACGGTAGTCAGTAGGTTCGCCTTTATGTTTTGTTGCTCTGATAAGTGTGACTCTAAAATCTTCGGTTCTAACTCTAGCACTGGTTCACTGTACATGCGTATGGTTAAATCAATCAACCTTAACTCTGATTGTGGAAACCCGGGGGACATACAATTAAACAACTTATATGTTAGCTCCGCATCATTTTCACAGTACCCACCATATGCATCTAAGTCTTCAGTAGTGAAGTCTAGCCTACCTTTACCTAGTGCTCTAAGAACTTCTGTGCCTTTCTGCCCAAGCCCATAATGCTCCGTAAGTTTAGCAAGGCTTCCACCAACTTCAGTACTGTGAATAGCACGAGCCATACAAAGTGTATCAAGCCAACCACGAGGGGTAATCCCGAAATGCCAACTAAGAATTGCGGCATCAAACATAGCGTTGTGGGCAAGTGCGAGGTTGTCTTCAAAAGCAAACCCCTCAAGGAACTTCTTAATCTCCGCATCAGGACCTGAAAACCATTCTGCTTTATCATCATTAACCTTTACTGCTACACCAATAACTTCAAATTGTTTCCCTCTTACATACTCCTCCGTTGTCATCTTCGACAGGCTGTAAGTCTGTGAGTAGTACGTTTCAAAATCTAATGTAATTATGTTCATATGGTTGCTGCCACTTTAGTGTCGTACAAACTTCTAGGGCTGCTTATGTACGATGATAGTTTTTTATCTAGAATATTACGCATAACATAGTCGTCAAACATTTTTCTCCTAACCTTTTTATACCCCTCAAACAGTGCATCTGCTTCAGCATCGGTAAGAAAAAATATACCCTCTTGCATTGTTTGGGGGTTAAGTTTTGTGGCTACTACTGAACTGATTAACGAATGCCAAATTGTTGGAGATATGATTGTACGTGAAGCAGTGTCTGAGTAAAATTCTTCGGGGTGAGTCTCCATACGCTGTAGTAATATTTTTACTCCCGTACTAAACTCTTCTTTCATGTTAGTAGTTCCTTTATCGTGTTACCTAACAATGTTAGGTTTTCCTCGTTTATTATTAAAGCCACACCCCCTGCTGTTTTTATAGCCGCTAACTCTCTGTCTTGTAGGGCTGTAGTTTTACCTTTACCCGCCTTACATTCAATCGCAAGAAACCTACCTTTAGCGCAACATATGATGTCGGGTATACCTGCTCTACCCATGCCATTCGCTACTGGGAAAAAGTAATACACACCAACTTCTTTTAGTAGCGCGGTGCACTTAGCTTTTACTTTGGATTCAGGGGTAGCCATATGTTTACTATATTCCTATTTTTATACATTGTCAAGTAATTAAACGTAAATAAATGGGGGGTTAAATGGGGGGTTAAATGGGGGGTTAGTATATTACACGCCCCCCGTCGTGGGCATTGAGAGAGTAGATGTTAAGTGCGCTTTCGCATTTGTCTAGACTTAACACCCCATCGTTAACCGCATATACAAGATGGCTTCACGACGAATCAATTACACTAGACGCTCATAGAAAAAGGTCAAGCTGCTTTGGTTTGTTTGTTTCCATATGCTCTTTTAAGATATTACGCATCACAGCTTGCATTGTATTCGGGTACTGCGTACGATAATAATTCAACACCTCTGGCTCTAACCTAATGCTAGTGCAAAACATAGCTGGTTTAACTGCCTTACCACGACCTTTACGTACTTGTTTAGTTTCAGTATTCATTTTTCCGCCTTGGCTTCTCGCCACCCTGTTCGGTACCCACATTCAAATGCTTTACGTAGTGTAGTAATAGCAAGCATATCAGCAGATTGCGATGCTATAAACTCAGCCGTTGCTACGTGTGCACGTCTTAAATCAATAAGTTCTATGTTTAATTTTTGCCTGTTGAGTCGTGCTTCCAGTTCTTCAAACGCTTCGTCTTCAGTCATGTACGCTGCTCCTATGGTTTGTATTTACGTTCTTGCCAAAACTGCATAGTTTTACCTTCTTTTTTAGTCGTAACCCAATCTAAATCATATACTGGTATAGCTTTTTCTGTCTTATATTGGGCGGTAGTCAACGGCACTGCGCTTACCCAAATTTTCATAAACGCATCTTTAAGATTCGCAGTGGAGAACCGTGCCACAACCCACTCGTTATTAAAACCGTACCCACCTTCTTCATACCTTATATATTTTAAGTAGTGCATTTCTCTCTCCTAGTCGTTGCCACACATATCTTTTGTATCTCTAACCCATTCCTTTAGTTCTCCCACAACCTCCACTTCGGCTTCTGTTTCGATCCATACCCGTGCACCACACGACAACGGTTTATCGGCACTGTACACCACCCTACTGTTGCCCTTTATGATTACTTCATGTGCGTAAGTATTGCTTTTGTACGTCTTAACCGTCAACACAGGATCGTTCGTACCTTCCTTAGCATTCTTCTTAATAATGTGTTGATTGACGTGAATAATTGTTTTCATTTCTCTCTCCTTATGTTTACGTTACTTAACTTTATAACTATATTTTAAGAACATGTTTATAGCTGCGACATATTTCATGTGTTCTTCTCCTTTAGTTTGGCTTCTATGGCACGGGCAAAAACCATTTCGTCATACCCTTTATTCCACCAGTCGTCAAAATTCATTCTTCCATTTTAAAATGATCTTTAATAACTTTATGTATTAAGTAGCTACGATCCGCTCGCGCCAGTAAATAGTTACGGGAAAGATTAGCACACTCCATAATAATCAACTCCGCAAACCTCTGAATCATAAAATCATTTAATTTATAAACCTTGTCGCTTGGCACATCAGCACTTTCATCAAAAAAAGCTTTGATAATAAGTTTTTCAATTACGTCATTCATTGTTCTTCTCCTCCTGAACCTCTAATATAAAACGGGCTATGTGAATTGCTAAATCAGGATCTATACCCGCCCCAATAAATCTACCTTCTTTATCGGTTTGACAAGACACCGCAACAGCAATTGTTTCTGCTAGCCATTCGTCTGAAGCCATAGATAATCGCGCAAGTGCTTGAATGGCTTCTTTCTTACGTAGTCTAAGCATTTCTGTATCTTTCATTACTTCTTCCCCCAAACTTTACGCTTTTGCTTCAGCACTTTATGTGGGTCTATATCTAAAACCCTTATACTGCGGGTATATTTCCTAGAAAAGTCTTCTACACTAACGCCCTGCTCTTGTAGCTGTAATGCTAACTCCTTAGTCCTACCAAACGGGTCGTGTGCCATCAAAGGGTTCATAAAGGGGGCATCGCCCCCCCATGCATGTGCGGTTTCCAAATTACTAAGTAGGAATACTTTATGCCGAACGCCAGAACCCTTTGTAAGCCTCGATACAACATGCCCAGATTTACATAAAGACGCCATAGCTCTATGGGCTGGCGATATACTTATACCAAACTTCCAACATATATCGTTAATACTACGTGGTTCAGTGCAATACTTAGCTACTGCTTGCTTGTCTAAGGTTGACGTTCTTGGCATGGCATTCTCCTTAATGCGATTTAGTAACGAGCGACTTGTAGTAACTCCACTTATCCATATACACCTGCTGTTCACTAGGGGGCACCCACCCCTTGCGTCTGAACGTAGCTAACACATCAGTAGATGCCGCTTGGGTGTAGGGCTCGTGGTCAAACGTTGTCGTTATGTTGTCTTCTTGTTGCATGACTTTCTCCTTTGGGTAGTGCATTACTTAGATTTTTTATACATTGTTCTATATAGAAATTCTTCTACAGGTATTGCGCCTAACTTATTTAGTATGCTCTCGCTTATAGGTAAATCTTGTTTTGTAATTCCCGGGTATGCAAACCCCGAATATTTGCTATGTGGAACGTATGTAATACCGCTTAGTCTGTAGCATTTAACTGGGTTGCGTTCAGCGATATCAAATATTAGCTTGCTCATGTTGATTCTCCTTTTGGTTTTTGGTCTGCTGTTAATATGTCTTGCCGCTTTTTAATGATTATGCTTGCTCGTGCCATAGCGTCATTAAATCCTGCACCACCTGCTAGCGCTTGCCCTACGTAGTAGTCCCACAACGTCATGCCTTCAAACCTGAATGTGTTGTCATCTAAAGACGCACCGTTTAATGTTGGGTACGCAGGACCTCCTGACTTTGATAGTTCCATATGCTTTCTCCTTAATAGCAAGTTGTTGTGCAGTTGCCTGAGTAGCAACACGTTGTACATACGATAGTCCTACCATCAATGAATGTAGTGCTGGTAACACACGCCGCATATACCGCTGTCGATACAGCCATAGCTGCTATAGCTAAAATTACTTTCTTCATTTGAACCACTCCTTCATAGACTGCCATAATGTTTTAGGTTTAACGACTTTTTGTACAGGTACAGGCACAGGTTTAGGTTTGGGTACAATTTTAGGTTTAGGTTTAGGTGTTTTAACTTTTGTAGGTTGTAACGATATGATGTCTAACAACCCATCTTCCACCATTTCACCTCTTATCTTGTAAACCGTAGACCTACTAACTTTAAGGCTAGTTATAACTTGTACAGGCGTAAACCCTTTCTGCAAAAGTTTACGTACCTTATATGTTTTTGTGCGAACCATTACTGATCTCCTTGTGTTGTTTCTTTTACTACCCTGCCATCAGGGTACGTTAGTGTTTGTTGCATACGACTTGGTAACTCAAGTGCTTTTAGTGCCCCCACCCTATGCACTATTTGTTGCATGGTTTGCCCTTTCATTAGGGGGCGCATATAAATAGGCTCTAACTCTTTTTTTGTTGCTTTAGTTGTTTTAGCTTTCATGCTTTATCCTTTATTATGTTACATAATACAACACTTTTTAACAATGTCAAGAAGTTAAAATAAAAGAATTATTCCGCCCCCGAAATCCTACGTCTTTAACCGCTTGCCCTACTTCTACTAGCTTAAGTATTCCTAGCTTGTACTTAGTATCTTCGGATAAGTCTTCTAATTTTTGGGCAACAAATTCTTGCTCAGTGTTTCGTATGTAGTAGGTATCCCCTTCCTGCAGTACTTTAATTGCCATATCTTGGTTTTCAAGATACACTAAACTACCTAGTATTTTTTCCTCCTCACATAAAACTAAAAACTCTTCAAAATCTGCCTTTTCAGTTAAACAATCTCCTATAAACGTTTCTAAGTTGTTTTTCACGAACTCAATCATTTTTTCCTTGTTAGCATTGAACTCAAAAGAAACTTTTCTGCCTACGCTTGTATTAGCAATCTCTAAGTCCCTTAGTGTAACAAGCATTGCGTCATCAAACTTTTCGACGTCTGTAAGCGGGCGTATAATTTTATCTACGTTTTTAATGGCTTTCTTGAGGTCACTTGTCTTAGCAACCTTATTTTGTGTATGTGAGTCTCTTTCCCCACTAACTACATACATCTTTTTACCCCTGCCGTACGAATACTCTGAACTTAAATAACCTATAACTGTTTTACTATCCGAAACTTTAAAAATTCTCGGTTCTGTACGAGTTGCCGCATTGTCTACATCTATATGCAGGTTTGAATGTACAGCTTCTAATCTCCACTCAGGGTGTTTAACTGCTACAGTTTCTATAAATTTATGCATGCCTTCAGGCAAGCCCGCTCCTAAGCATTTGAAATTTAAAACGTCTGGTCTTTTAATTGTATCTTGTAAAACTTTTTCCACGTTTACATTAGGCAGCTTCAATTCTATTAAATCGTTTATATCCATGCTCATTCTCCTTACCAGTTAAACTTGTTAATGATGCTATCAATCTTAGTTTTCATATCACTACGCACCAAGGCATCGTCTTTAATTTCTTCTATGTCTGCACCTAACATTGTTAGTTCTAGTGCCTTACGTGCTTCTTCCAACTGTGGGTCTTTAGTAATGTTGAGGTTAGTTAACAGGGAACACATAGCCTGCGCGTTCGTAACAAACGTATCATGCCAACGTTTCTTCTCATCAGCCGACGACAATGATAGTTTCTCGCTCATAGAAGTCAGCATCGTGTGCAGATCATTCCAAGGCTTACGCATAGCATCAGTCAACCGTGCGTTGAAGTCCACCTCGTACTGCTCCCGCATCTCTGTTAAGTCTTGCTGTGGTACATCTAAGCGGAAGTCCCCAGACTCAGGCAACGGGCTAAACACTAACTTAAACCCAAACTTCTCTCGCACTTCATTTGCGTCAGGGTAATCCTCTTCGTTATATAAGCTACCCATGTATATCTTCGATGCATGCTTGAGGTTGTCGTAGTTGTCTACTAACTTATCCGCAAGGGTATTGAAGTGAGCCGTACGCACATTCATGTTGGTCTTGTAGTCCATGAACAAACTTGTGGGTAACATACGCCCACCACGATCAGCCCAAGGTAACGTAACTCTGTTGTTATACAGTCTGCATGCCGCCGCAAAATCACTTATGTCTTTACGTAGTGACGTACCTGCAAGTAGATTCTTACGAAACGCCCCTGACTGTGCCCCTGCACCGTTGTCGTTGATCACCGATTGGGTTGCACCCTTGTCTAATTTAGCGGCTGTCCACACGCTGATGTTTAACTCTACTAGTACTGCGCTTGATGATATGCTCATGATGTTCTCTCTATGTTTAAGGTTGGTACTGCATATTCCTAACAAATGTTAGGTTTTTGTTTACTTTTCTATTGCTGTAAGCCAGTCGTGTACATGTTGGTATGCTGCTATCTCGTCTATAGCGTACACACCGGTATCACGTTGTCGTCGTTCGCCACCTTTTATATACACAACAGTGTGAAACTTTAGCCCTTCGCTAGTAGGCGGACTAGTACCTTGCTTGACGCTTATTACCTCCATTAGTCATTCTCCGGTTTACCTGCTAACTTCGCCATACGATATAAATTATCGGGTAGTACTTCCATAACAAACTTTTCCTCGTCTTGTGGGTACACGTAATGCAACACCGTAGGATTGCTTTCCTCGTCTTTCGTATACTTAGTGTCGTACAGCTCTGCCTTACCTAACACTTCAGCAATTTTTATTGCGTCTGCTGAATCGACTACATATTTTTTCCAGCCTAATATAACCACGACCTTAGCCATTTTTTTTCTCCATTAAAGTAAGTAATTTTTCGAATGCGGCATGCCACCCTGCTTTGAATGATGTCTTGGCGGTATGTCGTAATGCTAGAGCACCGAACCCTTCACCGAACAAACGCTCGTACTCTTGTTCCCACAATTCCTTGTCTTCCATTTTTACATCTCCACATGAATGGTCTTACCTTGGGGGGATACCGTTTTGTTACCACCTACTATTGCCCACAGTACGGGCACGTTCTGCCACTCGTCATCTGTACCCCAGTCATCTATGTAACCATCGGTCAAGACAATCACACACTCGGGCTTGATGCCTTCGTCTTTAAGATACTTCGCAACACATCGGGGGTCTGTACCCCCACCACCACGCATATTCTGTATATCGACTGAGTTAAGACAGCCATCTTCATACTGCTTGTGTGCTTCAACTGCACCGTCCCAGTCAATCAGGTCAATGCGATCAGGGCTTACCTCTTCTGCAATAGCCTTAGTCTCCGTTGCGCTGGCGTTTAACTCTTCACTACCCATCGAACCTGAGGTATCTCGGGCGATAACAATATTACCTACCTTCTCACCAATCATTGTTGGCATGTATATACCTTGTGATAAGAACCTACGATTAGGTCTACGCCATGACGACGAATCCTTGTTTGCGCATACTGATGTAACAAACTCACGTAGCTGTTCGCGCCAGTCAACCTTGGGCTCTAGTAACTCGGCTAAGTCTCTAGGTGTATTACCCGCACCACCACCGACACCTGCACCACCCATTGCACCTGATCGAATCGCTTGGTCAATCTCACGTTCGAGATTCTTCTTCTGATCATCGGTTAACTCTTGTGCACCTTCCCAATCATGCTCGTCAAACCCACCACCACCTTCACCATCTCCATGCTCTTCACGTAACATGTCGAATACTTGCTTGGCGTTGAGTCCACGATACTTCTCGTCTATCAACCCATAGGGCTTACCATCTTTTTGTGGCATCGCAATGACTGTCTGCTTAGGGTCTAAGTCTTGTAGCTGTATGTTGATAACGTAGTCACATGCGGCATTAGCTAACTGCTTGTCTATATCCCATAGCTTCTTCCATGTAAACAAGTGACGATACGCCTTGTGCATATTCTCGTGCATAACAACAAACGCCAACTCTTTATCCTCTAGCCCATCAATAAACTCTGCACCGTATACCTCATCACGCCCATTGGTGTACGCACTTGAAACCCCTGTACGTACTTCAGTCTTACCAATCATCATGATGCTCCCCCAAAACGCAAACTGTGGGTTACGCATTAACGCTATCTTAATCTTCTTGAGCCTACGCTCTTGTTTCTCTGTGTTCATCTCGTTTTCCTAACATTTGTTAGATTTAAAGTAAGTCCTGATTTTTTGTGACCCACTCGCTGAACTTCTTGCTACTGAACGCCACTACCTGCTTGTTACTCTTAGCAATGTTGATACAAAACACCGCTTGCCACTCGGCTTCGAACCTATCTAAGTACTGCATGAACTTGTCAATGTTTTCCTTAGTGACTCGGGATATTGCACCGAACACTATGACTGCACAAGCCCCGGGATCTACTGGTACTTGAGTAGTTGTAGGATTAGATACCATAGCTTCCCATACTGGTAACTGATCTGCGTATGTAACAAACGCTTCCAACCCTCTAGCACCTGACTCGCCAAGCGTACCTGTTAACGCGCTGATCACCACCTCGTAATCTAGCTGATCACGTTTACTAACAATGTTAGATGCTGTCTCAAGTGAACGTGGGGTAACAAATGCTGTCTGTACTTTCTTAGGGTTAAAGATAAACGGATTGTCGCCCTGCCCACCATCTAAGTACGATGCCAATACCTGAGGGAAACGCTGTACCCATGCACATACTTCAGGTGCTAGGTTGTTATCAATAGCCCATGACACCCAATCATCAGCGTTAGGCTTACCTACTGTTACAGGCACAATGCGGTTACGGGTATGTGCTTTGAGGTTATCACCCACACCATCACTTGCCATGTTGCCCGTCATAAATATAATTGAATCAGGGTGCACAGGCACGTCACCTAGCCGTGGGTTAGTCTTCTCTAGCAGTGGGTGCAACATATTCTTCACGGGCTCTGCACCTTTGGGGAACTCATCGAGCATGATAAGTACAGGCTTACCCGTATGCATATTGAACCTGCTGTTAGGGTAGTACTTAGTGGTCTTTGTTTCGTGATCGACCACAGGCATCGCTATGTCACCTAAGTCCATGTTGGGCACGTCTATGTACGACACCGCATGATCAGGGAACTGCTTGGACAGCTCTTTGAGTAACGAACTCTTACCAATCCCGGGCTCACCTTGCAACATGAACCTATTTTCAGGGCACGCCGCAATTAACTTAGCCGCTTGCTTGAGTGTCACAGTCCTACCAAAATTTAATTCAGCCATAATTTCCTCTCTGGGTTGTTCCTAACAAATGTTAGGTTTTTACTTCGGTTTGTGTTAACTACTACTCTACTATACTTATATTGTACCACATTGTTATGTATATGTCAAGTGTGTACCATGTAACGATAGGCAAAGTTATTTAAAACGCCCATGAATACCTATCCTTAATAACCTGCCCTGCGCTTACTTCCTTACACTCAAACACTTCTGCCTTGTGGTGCGCTAATATGCACTTGTCCAACGTGTTAAACGCTAACTGCTCAGTCGAACGCCATACATATGCTTCGCTACATATCATCACAGCCGCTTTGAACCGATCAGCAGGGTCATCACTTGCAATTAAGTTAAACAGGTTCTGCATATCCTCAGGTTTACTGAACACCATACTTGGTTTGTTAACTGTTCTGCTTGTATATGTATTACCCATTTCACCGTAGGGTACTTCTTTAATTGTGAACCCAAATATTTCCTCTAACTCTTCAGTAGTAACCCTCGCACTCCCACGCAACTTTATAAACCCACTCAAGAAATTTCTAAACTCTGAATACTTAGACCTAACAATGTTAGTTTCTTTACGCTTTATGGCATGCACAACCTGTGGTACGTGGTTAACTACTTCATACTTACTCTTCTCATCACGTTTTATAGTGATACCTTTTCTATTTACCCTATAACTACCTGTACCTAAACTTATAATCACGTCACCGTCAAAGATCTTGGCATACACACCTAACACGTCGTATATAAACCCAGCCGCTGATACGCTTGTCCAGTACGGGCATAAGTACACCTCACCGTTAGGTCTGAATGTTATGCTTGCCACTGGTCTACCGCTGTGGTATCCACACTCGTAACACAATATATCCCCAGTAGTTTTATCCTTGTCGATACTAAAGTGTGGTCTGTTCCTGTGCCCCAGTGGTCTGCACTCTACTTCACGCCCACGTATGGGTTTAGTTGTTTCGTACTTCTCTAGTGCTTGGGCATAATTACCTAAAAGATATATGCCGCTGTTGCGATATTGTCCGTAACTCATAACTCCTCCTGTATTTGGTTGATAACTACTCTGTAACCTAATGTTTTGATGATCTGTATTTGATATGGGCTGAATGTCTTCGTGTTAGCTAACATCGCTAAACTCTGCGCCTTATCGCATGCAGGTTCTGGGTAAACTAAGTCCTTGCCATATACCCTCTTACGTACTACTGTAATATCCATATCATTCATTCGTTAGCTCCTCGTTTCTAACATTTGTTAGGTTTTACTTCCCTATATAACTAAAACAACCTACCCATTCTTTATAGTGGTGTTGATCTACTACCCTTAACATCTCAGGCGCACCGTTGAATCTACGTATCACACATATTTCACCGTGTGTCAGTGAGGGTTTAGGTCTAACATCAGCCCATGTGAATGGGGTTGGTCTACTGCTTGTACGTAGTGTGCTATCTGCTTGTGCCATGTCCATTACTCCTCCTCGTTTCTAACATTTGTTAGCCTAGCTCTGCTAGTCTTTTCTGGGTTAGGTTTTACTTATAGCGATTGATTGGTTGGCAAATGCTTTACGATCTAAATAAGATGGGCAGAACCCATACACCCCAGCGACCACACCCACAGCACTATTAACAAACTCTCGGGTGTATTTATCTGTGGGTAAAAGCGATGTAGCCACATGCCCTGCCGTTGTAGTCACATGTGTGACCCATACAAACTTTAATTTTTTCGCCTTCATTTTCTCTCTCCGTTTCTAACATTTGTTAGGTTTAACTAGTCCGTTTCGGGTTTAACTGTTTAAGCATCTCAAGGTCTGTGATGAACATATAATTGCTCTTGTTCATCGGTGCTATCGTGCGCTTAGCGGCTTTTTCTCGTGCTTGCAAGTCACCGCATGATAAGCATGTGCTGTAACCTAACTTGTATCGTGCTAGTGGTACATAACCACCAAAGCAACCAGTGCATAGATACCTACTGTCTTCGTTGTTAGAGTCCATGTTCAACCCTTATAAGATCTGCACAATGACCGATTGCATCTATGCTGTACTTTTTTGACATGTAGTGCAATGCTTTCATTACATCAGGCTCATTGCGTAGATTTGTGTCTAAGGCAACCATCAACAACCGAATGATTATCCAGTCTTTCTTACTTACCATTTTGTGTTTCTTCATTTTCTCTCTCCGTTTCTAACATTTGTTAGGTTTAACTTCACGCACGTCGTACAACTTCCAACCACTACTACCTTCTACTTCTTCAAAATCGCCCGCATCAATTACCGTAGCTACTTCCCACGGGTCTTGGTCGTCTTCCACCTCGAACTCATATTTAAGAACAGCTGACATGGTTGCGTATGCAATATATTTCTTCATTTTCTCTCTCCGTTTTCTAACATTTGTTAGGTTTTTAGCTTTTAGGTTTTTAGTGGGTATCAAAATATGTTTGGTTGATGATGCCGTGGGTCACATTGAACTCATTAAGATCAGAGCATGCGTCAAAGAACCCTAACTGGTACTGCGGGGAAGTGTCATGGGTTGTCATGTTGATCACTTCGTTGAGCCTATCGGCATAGCCCTGCCTGTATGCATCTGTCATTTTATTTTCCCCTTAGGAGTCCACTGCATTTAACTAGGTACGAACCGTCATCACGATACTGCACAATGGCGGGGTAAATTATGGGTAGTGGCTTATCAGTTACCACACTAGCAATCCATGTAATACCATCGGGTATCTCACACCCACCTACAGTACTCAACACGTCTAGGTTGTGCTTGGCAAATAATTCACGCCAATTTGGGTATAAGTTCTCAGGGTCTGCATCGTTACGGCAACCACTGACAGCCCTGCCTATTTCTGAATTAACTTCTTTTTCGTTCACTTCTCTCTCCGTTTCCTAACAAATGTTAGTTTTTGTTTAACTACAGGTATGTTTTTTATTTCTCTACTATACTTATATTGTACCACATTGTTATACATATGTCAAGTCTAGAGCTTGAATTTGGGTGGTTTGTATTGTTATGCTTTTAATACTTGATTTGTAATGTTATGTAATTTCCTAACATTTGTTAGGTTTTTGTATTGTTATGTTTTTTGTTGTTACTACTCTACTATACTTATAGTATACCACAATGTTATGGGTTTGTCAAGTCCAGAGCTCGATTTGTAATGTTATGTTTTTGAGCACCGGTAATGTTATGTTTTAAGCAAAGTTGTAATGTTATGTAAATGGGGTAATGTTATGAAAAAGGGGGGTATTGTTATGTTTTTAAAAAATTACATAACAATACAAGTGCCGCATAAACAAAGGCTGAAAAGCATAACAATAGGGTATTGTTATATTGTTATAGAAAAATAGAAAGAGTGATAACTTTATAAGTTTATTTGTATTGTTATGTGATTTGCTTTTCTCTTGCATGATGCTTCTTTTGCTCTCTGGAAAAGGCATGCACTACTCCCAAAACACATAACAATATAACATTACTTATTTATCAAGGACTTACAAGAAAAAAAACATAACAATACACATAACAAAGCGAAATTACATAACATTAGGTAAAAACCTAACATTTGTTAGTTATCTGTACTACAATGTTATGTACTACAATGTTATGTTTACGCTCTCGCTCTCGCTTGCACCTGTTCGCTTACGCTTGCGCTTGCGCTCAGGAACTATCACTACAAAACTATCACAAGAACTATCACCCTATAACTATCATAATAAATACAACCACAAAAAATATAACTATCACTACATAACTATCACTACATAACTATCACTACAACTACAAAAAACTATCATTATGGAACTGTCACGAAAAGTAAATTTTTGTAAACAAAAAATAAAAATAAAAAGAAAAGCGAAAAGCGAAAAGCGAAAAGCGAAAAGCGAAAAGCGGAGGCTAAAATAAACCCGCCGTAGCGGGTTTAAAAGGGTTTAAGGGTTGATAAGTTTATTTTGAACTTCTAAAGCCTCGGACATATTGTGGCATGAGTGACGACTGGGGAAAACTTGGTATCGTGATGCAAGGTTATTTAAATCGACGTCGGTTAATATTGAACCCTTAACGTGCAGAACCACATTGCTACCGAACTGTTTAACGTCTTTTAACATTACTGATAAGGTTGAGTAAGGCATAATATTCCTTTGGGTTTGGAGCGGGTTTCCCCGCCCCTTTGGGTTAGTTTTTCAGCATAGAGGCATCACCACCCATGCCTTCGTATGCTTCAATTAGTAAAGCCTTAACTTTGTTTGATTTCTCAGCAGAGCCATCTAACTGGTCATGAGCCAAGATACGGTTTAAGATTGTAGCCAAGTCCTTGAAGGTTAACGAGTCAACATCAAGGGCAGTTTTAGCACGATTCCCCGCAGTTATATAGCCGCTGGCTTCCTTCACTCTCTGCCAGTAAACGTCAACCGTACCCTTCTCAAACCCCGCCTCAGCCATTGACTTAGCGAATAGAGCACGTTCAGCCTTAACGCCTACCTTATCCTTACCCTTCAAATCAAACCAAGCCACCACACGTTCGCCAACCGCATCTACCTGATCAAACATGTTGCACATTGACCGAGCATAAGCCAGAACCAAATCGCCAGTTTTAGCGACACCGTTAACCAGACCTTCCCGAGACATAGCCAAATCTTCTGAGGCATCGTCGAACTGTTGAGTAGATGTTACTTGCATGATATTTTCTCTCTTAAGTGAAACCTAACAAATGTTAGGTATTGGATTTAACTACTATTTAACTTCTTGTCTTACACCTATATTATACCACAAAATAGGGTTAAAACGACATACAATGTAAACAATAAATAAACTAACAATTGTTAGATTCTAAAAAAAATTTTCGAAAAGCCTGGCAAAACGCTTTAAAGCAAAAAAAATTTTCGAAAAGCCTACAGATTAGACCCCCACCACCCCAAAATAGAAAGTAGGAGTCCCACTACCTATTACTCTATGATTTGCACGTTATATCACTCACATTTCAAAATAGACCCCCCCTACCCCCTAAGTATTTTTTAACCTACTTCATGCCTTGCATATATAGAAACACCCCCCGTCACTTGTTTTGGGTCCTATCAGGTGCGTGTATAGTATTTTTTATAATTTAATGTATACTTACGCCATCGGAGCCACAAAACGCACTGAACACTTATGCCTGCTATTAACGTAGAACCTACAAGCGACCACCAGATTCCCTACGACATTGCTGACGAAAAACCAGCTACGTTTAAGGATGAACTGACGGTTACTGCTAATACAGTAGACTTGTTAGAAGGTCTTGGTATGCAGGTAGAGGCAACTCCAGAAGATGTGGAAAAAACAAAAAGATTAGTTAGCTCCGCAATATCTGGGCAGAAAGCCTCCACGTTCCAACAACCCACTGCAGCATTTGCAGCTAGGGAATTCCTTAAAGCCTACGGTAACCAGTTAGCCCTTGACGTGCATGAAGTGCGTTCAGCTATGACTGCTAAGCTTATGGAGATTGCTAACTGCGGCGACCCAAAGTTTGAGTTACGTGCGTTAGAGTTGTTAGGCAAACATAGCGACATTGGGCTGTTCACAGAGCGTAGTGAGATCACGGTTAACTATAAGACTAGTGGTGATTTAGAGAATGCCATTAAAGATAGGGTTAAGAGATTGCTCAATGCTGATGTAGTTGATGTAACTCCGTTGGGCGATGACTTAGATGCAGAGCTTGGGGTAGTTGACTTAGGTGAGCTTACACAGGTGCAGCCCGAATGATGGAGCCGGGTAAAAGTTTGTTGGAGCAAGTGTCACTCAGTGACATACCCTCTATATTAGCGAAGCTCTCGGAGAGCGAACAACATCAGTTATTGGTCGAGTTAGAACGTCTGCAGGAGCTCAAAGATAAAGAGTTAGCGCAGGAGAGGTTTATACCGTTTGTAGAGAAGGTATGGCCTTCGTTTATACCGGGCAGGCATCACGCGAAAATGGCAGCTGCGTTTGAAGAAGTTGCTAATGGTACGTGCAAACGCCTGATAATTAACATGCCACCACGTCATACGAAGAGTGAGTTTGCCTCATACCTGTTACCTGCTTGGTTTTTAGGTAAGTTTCCCAACAAAAAGATTATTGAAACAGCCCACACAGCGGAGTTAGCGGTGGGGTTTGGTCGTAAAGTACGTAACTTAGTAGATTCTGAAGCATATAAAGCCATATTTCCCAACGTAGGACTACAGTCAGACAGTAAAGCGGCGGGTAGATGGGCGACTAACCACGGCGGTGACTATTTTGCTATTGGTGTAGGCGGTGCGGTTACTGGTAAAGGTGCAGATATCCTGATTATTGACGACCCACACTCAGAACAAGAGGCTACCATAGCTCAAACTAACCCTGAGGTGTACGATAAAACGTACGAGTGGTATACGTCGGGTCCTCGTCAGCGACTACAGCCGGGTGGGGCTATAGTTATTGTTATGACAAGATGGTCCAAAAAGGACCTAACTGGGCAGGTATTGAAATCTGCATCCGCAAGGGATGGGGAAGAGTGGAAGGTTATTGAATTTCCAGCAATTTTACCCTCGGGCAACCCACTATGGCCCGAATTTTGGCCCCTATCACAGTTAGAAGCGTTAAAAAACGAACTTCCAGTAGGTAAGTGGCAGGCTCAGTACCAACAGCAACCCACATCTGACGTAAATGCTATTATTAAGCGCGAATGGTGGCAGTTCTGGGATGAGGATGAGCCCCCACGTTGTGATTTTATCATTCAAAGCTGGGATACGGCATTTTTAAAAACACAGCGTAGCGATTATTCCGCATGCACAACATGGGGTGTGTTCTATAAAGAAGATGATACGGGTATACCACAAGCTAACATAATCTTGCTAAACAGTTTAAAGAAGCGCATGGAGTTTCCCGAGCTTAAGCAAAGAGCGTTTGAAGAGTGGAAGGAATGGGAACCAGATTCGTTGATTGTGGAGGCTAAAGCCTCAGGTACTCCGTTGTTATTTGAACTTCGAGCGATGGGTATACCAGTGCAGGAGTATACACCGAGTAAAGGTAACGATAAAATAGCTAGGCTTAACGCGGTATCTGATTTATTTGCGTCAGGAAGGGTATGGGTTCCGGGTACACGTTGGGCAGATGAGTTGGTGGAAGAGGTAGCGTCATTTCCTTCTGGCGAACATGATGACTTGGTTGATTCTACAACACAAGCGTTACTGCGATTTCGCAGGGGTGGGTTCATACGGTTAGCTAGCGATGAACCAGAAGACATTAAAGAATTTCGTCGCAGAAAATCTGCGTACTACTAAGGATATATTATGGCTATTGATAAAAGTTTATACGCTGCCCCCCAAGGATTAGATGCACTTGAGGAAATGAACCAAGGACCTGAGCTTGAAATTGAGATTGAAGACCCGGAGTCAGTAACAATAGGGCTAGATGGCGAACCCATCCTAGAGTTCACTGCTGAAGAGGCAGATGACGAGTTTAATATTAATTTAGCAGAAGAGATAGATGACTCGGTACTTCAGAGCCTTGCTAATGATTTGATTGGTGACTATGATGACGACGTAGCGTCTAGGCGTGATTGGATGCAGACATACGTAGATGGGCTTGAGCTCTTAGGCTTAAAAATAGAAGAGCGTACGGAGCCTTGGCCCGGAGCATGCGGTGTATACCACCCGTTGTTATCTGAAGCGCTTGTGAAGTTCCAAGCAGAAACAATGATGTCTACGTTCCCAGCTGCAGGACCTGTTAAGACACAGATTATAGGTAAAGAAACACCCGCGAAAAAAGAAGCTGCTGTACGTGTTCAGGAAGATATGAACTACCAGCTTATGGATGTGATGAATGAATACCGTCCAGAGCATGAGCGTATGTTGTGGGGCTTGGGTCTCTCAGGTAATGCGTTTAAGAAAGTTTATTACGATCCCTCATTAGAGCGGCAAGTATCGTTGTTTGTACCAGCAGAAGATATTGTTGTGCCTTACGGTGCGTCAAATATTGAGACAGCGGAACGTGTTACGCACGTTATGAGAAAAACCGAGAATGAGCTTCGTAAGTTACAGGTCGGTGGGTTTTACAGAGATGTAGATCTTGGGGAACCAAACAACACCCTTGACGAAGTAGAGAAGAAGATAGCTGAGCAGATGGGTTTTAGAGCCAATACTGACGCTCGTTACAAAATACTCGAGATGCAGGTCAACCTAGACCTAGTAGGGTATGAGCATGAAGAAGACGGCGAACCCACAGGTATAGCGTTACCTTACATCGTTACTATAGAACAGGGTAGCAACACTGTATTAGCTATTCGTCGTAATTGGGAACCCGATGATCGCTCGTATCAGAAAAGACAACACTTAGTTCACTATGGGTACGTTCCGGGGTTTGGGTTTTATTACTTCGGGCTTATTCACCTTGTAGGCGCATTTGCCAAATCTGGTACGTCTCTTATTCGTCAGCTAGTCGATGCAGGTACGTTGAGCAATTTACCCGGCGGCTTTAAGACTAGAGGCATGCGTATTAAAGGAGATGATACTCCTATCTCCCCCGGTGAATGGCGTGATGCAGATGTACCAAGCGGTACGATGCGCGATAACCTTTTACCCCTTCCGTACAAAGAGCCTAGCCAAGTATTGTTAGCGCTGATGAATCAGATTGTCGAAGATGGGCGCAGGTTTGCCAACACCGCAGACTTACAGATTAGTGATATGTCGGCTAACTCGCCAGTTGGTACTACGTTAGCTATCCTAGAGCGTACTCTCAAAGTTATGTCAGCTGTACAAGCTCGAGTGCACTTCGCTATGAAGCGGGAGCTTGGGTTACTTAAAAAGATTATTGCCGACTACACCCCAGAGGATTACAACTACGACCCAGTTGAAGGGGATCGTAAAGCTAAAAAATCTGACTATGATAATGTAGATGTAGTGCCAGTCAGCGATCCAAACGCTAGTACTATGGCGCAGAAAATTGTGCAGTACCAAGCAGTGCTACAGTTAGCGCAGGGCGCACCACAGATGTACAACATGCCTTTGTTACATCGTCAGATGTTAGATGTGTTAGGTATTAAGGATGTACAAAAATTAATACCTATGGAAACGGATCAGAAACCAACCGATCCAGTAACCGAGAATCAAAACGTGTTGTCGATGAAGCCAGTCAAGGCGTTCTTATACCAAGACCATAAGGCTCATTTAACTGTTCATATGTCTGCTATGCAAGACCCCAAAATTGCTCAGATATTAGAAAACAATCCGTTAGCTCCGCAAATTCAAGCTGCGATGATGAATCATATCAATGAACACGTTGGTATGGAATATCGCAAACAAATGGAAAAACAATTAGGTATGAGCTTGCCATCGCAACAAGATGAGCATGGGGAAGATATGCCTATGGACCCAGAAGTTGAAGCACGTCTCTCACCGTTGTTAGCTCAAGCAGCTGAGCAACTACTCCAAATGAGTAAACAAGAGATAGCGCAACAACAGGCACAACAGCAGGCGGAAGACCCACTTGTTCAAATGCAACAGGCTGAACTACAAATTAAACAGCAAGAACTGCAGATTAAACAGCAGAAACTACAAATTGAAGCTGCGGATAAAGCAGATAGATCAGCTATAGAACGTGAGCGCATTGACGCCCAGAAAGAAATTGCCGGTTTACAAGCCGGTGTACAGATTAGTAAAAACAAACAAGATGTAGATGTTAAGCAGCAAATAGAGGGTCTTAAGGTAGGGGCGGATATATCTAAAAATAAGGCACAACTTATGACACAGATAGCCTCACAGATAGACCAAAGAAACGCAAACAAACAACCGACAAAAGGTGAATGATGGATGCTTTTGAATTGTTAGTTAAGCAGCTAGACGAAAAGTTAGAACAACTCGCGGAGTTCATAAGTTCGGGTCGTCCTGAAACCTTCGAAGAGTACAAAAAACTGTGTGGTGAGATTAGAGGTCTTAACATTGCACGGGGATATACCTTAGACCTCAAAACCCGTATGGAGAACTCAGATGAGTGAAATTCTTATCGGCTCAAACCCCGATAACCCACAAATAGTTGGAAGTTACCGCTCCGAGGCCACAACCGAAGAGAAAGCGAAACAACTCCCAAATCCTTCTGGATACCACATTTTGTGCGCTATTCCTGAAGTTGAAAAGGAGTATGACAGCGGTATTGTTAAAGCAGACGAGACCTTACGCAACGAAGAAATCCTCACAACGGTTCTTTTTGTAGTTAAGTTAGGTCCTGATTGTTATAAAGATCCAAGTAAGTTTCCCTCTGGTGCTTGGTGCAAAGAAGGCGACTTCGTACTAGTTCGCCCCAATGCTGGTTCAAGACTAGTTATCCATGGTCGTGAGTTTCGTTTGATTAATGATGATACTGTTGAAGGCGTTGTAGACGACCCTCGTGGTATTAAACGTAAATAAGGAGCCTACAAGATGGCTGATTACGGAAATGAAGAATTTAAGTTCCCCGATGAAATCGAGGATTCCAAGGTTAAAGGCAGTGAAGTCGAAGATAATTTTGAAATTGAAATAGAAGACGACACCCCAGAACAAGATCGTGGGCGTGAGCCCATGCCCAAAGAGGTAGTAGAAGAACTTGAACAAGACGAGTTAGAAGAATATTCTGATAAAGTTAAAGTTCGCCTCAAACAGATGAAAAAAGTTTGGCATGATGAACGCCGAGCTAAAGAAGCTGCTTACCGTGAGCAGCAAGAAGCAGTCTCATATGCACGTAAAGTAGCAGAAGAAAACAAACGGTTAAGAGATCAGTACTCCGCTGGCGAAAAGCAATACGTTGATACGGTTCATAGTGCAGCCTCTATGGAACTGGAGATGGCGAAGAAGTCTTATAAAGAAGCTTATGACTCTGGTGACTCCGATAAATTGGTAGAAGCGCAACAGTTAATGCAAGAAGCTAACTTTAAATTGCATTCAGCGAAAAATTTTCGTTCAACTGCTGTACAAAAAGATGAAAATGAAGTACAACGGTATCAAGAACAGCAACAACCTCAAAATAAACCAGATAATAGGGCAATGGCGTGGCAAGAGCGCAATGTTTGGTTTGGGCAAGATGAGGAAATGACTGCTGCGGCTTTAGGCTTACACGAAAAGCTTAAGCGCAACGGTGTGGTTGTAGGTTCAGATGAATATTACGCGACATTGGACAAAACAATGCGCAAACGGTTTTCAGAAAATTTCGATCCTTCTGAGCCAGAAACGAAGACATCAACGTCTCGTACAAGGTCAGGCACGGTAGTCGCTTCAGCCGCACGAAGTACCTCTCCTAACAAAATTAGGTTAAAAGCTAGTCAGATCCAACTTGCAAAAAAACTTGGTTTGACCCCTGAGCAATATGCTCGTGAAGCAATTAAATTGGAGGCTTAATAATGGCTGATAACAGACTTACTCGTGAGTTAGAAACCCGTGCAACCCAACAGCGCCCTAAGCAGTGGGCACAGGCGGAATTGCTTCCTGAACCAGATAAACAGGCTGGGTTTTCCTATAGATGGATTCGTGTTGCTACTTTAGGCAAAGCTGACCCTCGTAATCTTTCATCAAAATTGAGAGAAGGCTGGGAACCGGTTAAGCTAGAGGAACAACCCAAATTTCAACTGTTAGTCGATCCTCAAAGTCGTTTTAAAGATAATGTTGAGATTGACGGGCTATTACTTTGCAAGACCCCAACTGAATTTGTGCAACAGCGTAATGAACATTTTTCACGCCAAACCCAAGCTCAGACAGAGGCTGTAGATAATAGTTTAATGCGTCAAAGTGATGCTCGGATGCCGCTCTTTAAAGAGAGTAAGTCTTCGACAAGCTTTGGTAAAGGTTCTTAAATTTAAATTTGGAGTTAACAAATGGCTTACCCCACTATTGACAAGCCTTATGGCTTGAAGCCGGTCAATTTGATCGGTGGTCAGGTGTTCGCTGGTGCTACCCGTA